TATTTAAGAATTACCCATTCTTCTTCAAGCCCATCCAGGACGGTACCACCAACCCAAGAATGGAGTTGGCCTTCAGGGAGCCGTCTAAGCGCATCACGAAGACAAACAAGACATCTCGCATGGGGGACGCTCTGAACACCATCGTCAACTGGAAGAATACCACCAACAACGCATATGACGGTGAGAAGCTTCATATGTTGTACTTGGATGAGGCTGGTAAATGGGAGAAGCCATCTGACATACGCGAGGCCTGGAGGATAGAAAAGACATGTCTTATAGTTGGTAAGAAGATCGTTGGGAAGGCTTTAGTTGGTAGTACGGTGAATCCGATGGATAAAGGCGGAAAGGAATATAAGAAGCTGTGGAACGAATCCAGCCCAGACAAGCGCAACGCCAATGGGAGAACCTCCAGTGGCCTATACTCTATATACATCCCCGCCTACGAAGCTCTAGAAGGCTTCTTCGACATTTACGGTAACGCCGTGATTGAGAATCCAGAGAAAGAAATAATGGGTATCGATGGGGATAAGATAACGATGGGGGCTAAGGTGTTTCTCAAGAACGAAAGAGAATCACTTAAGCATGATCCCAGGGAACTCAACGAGGTTATAAGGCAGTTCTCTTTTACTGAAGACGAGGCATTCAGGGATAGTATCGAAGGAAGCTTGTTCAATATAGGTAAGATCTATCAACAGATAGACCATAACAATGACATGTTGCCGAACCCAGTTGTGTCTGGCAACTTTATGTGGAAGGAGAAAGACAAGGAGGTTATATTTGCTCCAGACCAACACGGAAGATTTAGAGTATCGTGGATGCCTCCACCAGAAAGGAGGAATGTAATAAAAGAGGTTAGGGGTAAGAAAGCGCCTCCAAATAGTGAATTCGGATGTGGTGGAGTTGACTCCTATGACATTGACGCTACGGTTGACGGAAGAGGTTCTAAGGGGGCGCTGCATATGTATAACAAGTTCAACATGGACGGTCCCTCTAACATGTTCGTGGTTGAGTACGCTTCAAGACCAGACTTAGCCAGCATATTCTATGAGGATGTACTGATGTGCGCTTTTTTTTATGGTTATCCTCTGCTCGTTGAGAACAATAAATACGGTATAGTTAGATATTTTGAGCAAAGAGGTTATGATGAATACCTTATGGATAGGCCCGAATTTCTGAGGTCGGCCAATTCACATGCCAACGTAAAAACCAAAGGTGTACCGTCAAATTCCATAGATGTGATTCACTCGCACGCTCAAGCTATAGAGAACTATATACACAACCATGTAGGCATAAATACGGATAGCTTTGAGATGGGGAATATGTATTTTAATAAAACACTTGAAGACTGGATTGCGTTTGACATAAACAACAGAACCAAGTTTGACTTGACTATAAGTTCTGGGTATGCACTTCTAGCGTCTCAAAAAGCAAAGGTTGAAAAAAATAAAGATGCGTTTCTAGATAAAGTGTTTTTTAGGAGATATAAGGTAAAAGAGTGGCATAGGTAATGTTTCATTATATTTGCCAAAACATAGTCAAATACGCCTTTTAATGTACAAAAGCGGAAAAAAACAAGGCTCTATACTTTCCTCTGGAAACTTCCCCAATCCTCTAGCCTCTACTGAAGAGAAGGCTACGATTGCTTATGGGGAAAAGTACGCTAAGGCCATACATAAACAATGGGGTAAGTTTGACGAAACCTCATCATTGTACAGGAAGAGATCCTCTGTATTTGAAAGGAACAGAGATTACGCCAACGGAACACAGGATACCACGATATATCGTCAGCTATTAAACACTTACGATCCGAATAACGGAGACGGAAGCATGATGAACTTGGATTTCACGCCAGTTCCTATACTTCCTAAGTTCGTGAGAATCGTAGTCAACAAGATACTTTCTCAGTCACCATATCCAAACGTCGAGGCCATTGATCCTTTGTCGTCTTCTGAAAAAGATAAACAAAAGAAGAAGATGGAGATGCTTGTCAATGCCAAGCAAATGATAAGCCAGATAAAGGAAAAAAGCGGTCAAGTAGTCGGAGCGGATCCAGAGTCTATTCCAGATACTCTTGAGGAGGCTGAGATATTTTTTGGACAAAACATAAAGACATCCGCTGAAGTTGCTGCACAGATAGCCACTAACTTAACGCTGGAGTGGAGCGATTTTAATGATTCTATATTTAGAAGGGCTGTAAATGATATAACAACAGTAGGAATGGCTGTTGTAAAAAGAAACAACGACCCTAACTACGGTATAGTTGCAGAGTATGTAGATCCTTCTAAGTTCATTCACAGCTATACAGAGGACCCCAACTTCTATGATATGACGTATGCTGGTCACATAAAGACCATGTCTATACAAGAGCTTAAAAGAATAGCAGGAGATCAATTCACAGAGGAAGAATACGAGCATATCGCAAGGACAGCTCAGAAGATGTACAATTATGACGCCGCAAGTCTTACTAGGCGTCAATACGACTCTAACTCAAATGGAGTTAAGCATGGATACGATGAGTACATGGTAGACGTTCTTGACTTTGAGTTCCTGTCAAACGACTCCATATATTTTGAAGAAAAAGAGAACAGACATGGAAATGTCGGGTTCTATTATAAAGGAGAATCTTACAAGGCACCCAAAAACTCTGTTTTTGAAAGAAACCCTGTTAAGATGGATAATCTTGTTGTGTACGGTGGATCCATGGTTATTTGTTGCGAGAAGATATTCTCGTATGGAAAGAAGACCAATATCCCCAAGAACATACACGATATAACAAGAGCTACACTTTCTTATTCGGCTGTTGCCGTTAATATGAGAGATATGGTTCCGAAATCAATGGTTGATAGCTGCATTGGTTTTGCTGACCAGATACAGTTGTCCCACCTGAAGTTGCAGCAGTCCATAGCAAAGGCAAAGCCAGATGGAATCATCATCGACATCGAAGGCCTTGAGAACGTTCAGCTTGGCAAAGGGGGCGACTTGCAACCGCTTGAGCTTCATGATATATACGAGCAGACTGGCGTCTTCTACTACAGAAGTAAGAACCCAGAGGGAGGTTTCCAGAACCCGCCGATCAGAGAGATAGGAAACACCATAAGAAATGTAAACGAGCTTATAGGTATTTACAATCACTACCTCAGGATGATCCGAGATACCACTGGTATCAACGAGGCTATGGACGGTAGCTCTCCGAAGGGAGATCAGCTCGTTGGCGTAAGACAGCAGGCCATTAGCGCTGGAAACAATGCTATATACGACATAACGAATTGTTCTCTTGTTTTGTACAAGAAGGTTTGCGCTGATATAATAAAGAGTATTCAGATAATACCAAATGACTCTGTTATATACAGGGTTTACGAGAATGCTATAGGCGCGGCTAATATGGATGTCATCTCGTCGTTCTCGGATCTATACATGTTCAACTTCGGTATAACCGTAGTTAAGGACATGGAAGAGGTTGAAAAGCAATACCTTGAGAATAACATACAAATCTCTTTGGCTCAGAAAGAACTTGATATAGAAGATGCTATAGCTATAAGGCAGCTGAAGGACATAAACCAAGCTGAGAAGTTGCTGATTATAAGAAGAAAGAAGCGTATGGCTTCTCAGCAACAAATTGCTATGCAGAATTCTCAAATGCAGGCTCAGATTCAACAGCAGTCTGCTGCACAAGCCGCTGAGATAAAGATGCAAGAAGTTCAGATGCAATCTCAGATAAAAGCGCAGGAGATGCAGCTTGAGGCTCAACTTAAGATACAGGTCGAGCAAGCGCTACATGAGCTTAAGAAAGAGATAGAGCAGATCAAGGCAGAGGCCTATGCATATACCAAGGATGCCGATAACTCTTTTAAGAAGGAGGTTGAGAACATGAAGGAGGACAGAAAGGATGAAAGAGTTAAGAAGCAGGCTGTCGAGCAGAGCAAGCTTATATCTCAGAGAGACGGAAAGAGGGGTGAGCTTCAGGAGATACAAGAGCAAGCCGCAGCAGCAGCGCAAGAAATATCCACTGGAATAATATCAAGAATACTCGGAAGATGAGCAACGTAGTAAACTTAGATGTCGCAAAAAGAGTAGACATCATATGCAGGAAGGGCGATACTTTTAAGCTTGAGATAGATCTTAAGGCAGCTGACGGGACTCTCGTTGCAGCAGGGGCTTACAGCTATCACATGGAGGTTAGAGTAGCCGATTATTCAAATACTGGATATGACTCTCCGAACGCTGGATCTGGAGACACAAATGCAGACATAATTCTGTCAACCAAGGATGATGCTAATGGTTCAAAACTTATAACTTATGAATCGTTAGAAGGCAAGGTGATTTTTAAAGTAACAAACACAAAAATGAAGCTTGTTCCCGCTGGTTTATATGTATACGACATTGAGGCTATTGCAGCCGCAAACAGTGAGTCTCAGACTTGGATGTATGGCACATTTAAAGTGAATGAAGATATTACTGTGTGATGAATGTTGGATTTACTCTTCCTCCAGGTAATTCTATAAAGCTAAACATACCTGAGAATCAGTCAATAAAGACTGTAAAGCAGGAGTCTAACAGCATATCTATAACGAGTGAAGAGCAGGTATCTGTAGCGATAAGCACTCCATCGCATCAGGGAATATCTATACAGAGACCGAATGACGCTGTCTTTGGTGTAAATCTAGAGAGAGAAAACACCGTATCAATATACCCGTATAATAGACTCCCTATTATAGAGGTTGTAGATGCTGATGATGCTAGGTATGCGTCTTTTTATTCTGCGTCCATACAAAGCTCTCTTGGTGCAAATATCAAGAACACTATGTCGTTTCCTATTGAAGATATTTCAAATGGGATCACTGTCATAGATGGAAATAAGCTTAAGTTTTTATCTGCTGGAGTGTACAACGTGCAGTTCTCTGCACAGTTTGACAAGACTGACTCAGGAGTTGACCATGCAGACGTATGGTTTTCTAAGAATGGTACCGATCTAATAGACTCAAACACCAGAGTAGAACTAGATAAGAATAATGCTAAGGTTGTAGCTGCATGGAACTACTTAGTCATGGCAGAGATAAATGACTATGTACAGATACACTGGTCATCTGAGGATGCAGCTATCAGACTGTATTTTGAAGACGAAGCGAACAAAGTCCCGCCTAGACCAAGGATACCGTCTGTAATAATTACGGCCCACATAGTATCAAGTGCTGTAGCTGGTCCTCAGGGGATTCAGGGGCCTCCTGGCCCTGCTGGTCCTACGGGGGCTACAGGTCCTGCGGGTCCTGCGGGTGCAAATGGTGCAACTGGTCCAGCTGGTCCACAGGGTCCTCAAGGAGATGTTGGCCCACAAGGCCCCGTTGGAGATACTGGTCCTCAGGGCATTCAGGGCGTCAAAGGAGACACTGGTGCTACTGGTGCTACTGGAGCTACTGGCCCCCCTGGCCCCAAAGGCGACACTGGCGATACTGGAGCAACAGGAGCCACTGGAAATACGGGCCCCGCAGGGGCAGATGGGAAATCCGTAACAAGCGTTTCTGTGACCAATAATACAGTCACAACAACCCTTAGTGATACCAGTACCGTAAGTGGTTCTTTCTCTGTGAGCCAGAGCAGTATATCAGCTCCAGCTGGGACCACTTCTGGAAAGGGGTTCTACTGGGATGGGGATTCTTTTGAAGAGACGACATTAGTCAGGTCGACCAGCATACCCGTAAGCATCCCAACTGGAAGGTCTTTTGGCAGATATGTCTCTGGAGACACAATAAATATATCTACCGCTAGATCAGCAATGGACATAATCATTGACGCTGTTCAGCAGGTTCAGAATCCTTCTTTCTCCGCATACAGTGTCACGACAATACCGTTCAACACTACGTCTGGATCCGTAACCGTAAGCTATACAGCAACAAACCCAAACTCAAATCTATCTAGATCTATAGTTGTAAAAGTTTCCAGGAAAGCAAAGTCAGCGGCGGACAATACATACGTTCTTATACACACATCTGCTAATTTTAGCGGAGCTAGTTCTGGCGCTCAGACGTTTCCTGACAGCTACACGCTTGCCCCTTACGCTACAGATGGATTTACTTACCGATTTGTTGTAGAAGACACATCAGACCCTGCTTATTCGTCTACTGTGACCTTTACTAGGGATCCAAATGCTTATTCTCTGCCTACCATTTCGTCTATTACTGCTGCAAGAATTACAAACTCTCTTGGTACTGACGAAACTCATGCTTCAAGAGAAAGAGGCAATACCTCTAGTACAGTTACGTTTACTATAGACTTAAACTCAGCCAACGTACCTATAACTGGTCTTGTTTTGGCTAGGTCTATTGATAGCGGAACAAACTATACAACAATAAACACCTTTTCGTCTCCATTCACTGGAAGCAAAACATTTACAGATAACTTCTCAAATACCACTATAGGTTCTATTATATATAGAGTAACGGTTACCACTGGTCACCCGACAAACCAAACAAACACAAATACAACAACCGTAAATCTAGATAGGTTTGCCTTTAAGTTCGGAGCAAGTCCTAATACGATACCGACGAGTGATGCCACAGCAAATACCATATATAATGGATTGTTTACTCCGACTTCTAAGACAAGGAACTCAGATATAACATCTGGATCACCATTTACAGCAACGGGAAGCGCAGACACAAACAATGGAAGCTACTTTACGTACTTTATGTATCCGTCTTCTAATTTGGCTCTTGAGGCTATAAATTTAAATGGCGCCACAAACGTTCTTTCTGACTTTGACGCACCAGTTGTTTTCAATATAACGAATCAGTTTTCTGCGTCTGTGGCCTATAGATTCTACAAGAGTAAATCTAGAGGCGCGTTTTCTACAACAGACAATGTAAGTATATACTAATGCCAAAGTTTCCAGGTGCGGTACAGCACAACAACCCAGTAGAAGCGATATTAAGCTTGCCTGAAAACCAGGTCAAGGGGCTTGGTGTTTTTGCTGATGTTGCTGCAAGGAACGCCCTGAATGCAAACATGAGATCGGAGGGCTTTATAGCCGTTGTGACTGGTCTGGACAAGGTGTATATATATACGGTTGCATCTATATTAAATGCTGACTGGCAAAACGCAGCTAACTGGACAGAGATAGGGTCTGGAAGCGGATCTTACACGCTGCCCATAGCAACAGCAAGCGTTCTTGGTGGTATAAGAGTTGGGACGAACTTATCAATAGACGCAGGAACTGGAATCCTGTCAGCAACAGACACGAATACTACCTATACGGCTGGTAATGGATTGACACTATCTAACACAGAGTTTAATGTAGGGGGGACAACCAATAGAATAACTGTAACTGCTGATACCGTAGATATAGCATCTGCGTATGTTGGTCAGACTTCAATAACGACTCTTGGAACAATAACAACTGGAACGTGGAATGCCACGTCTATTTCAAACGACTACATAACTAGCGTTGCTGGAACGAAGGTAACTGGCAACATAACTGGAAACGCAGCCAATGTAACTGGAACTGTTGCTATAGGAAACGGTGGAACTGGAGCGACAACGGCCCCATCTGCAAGGACAAACCTTGGGGCGACTACAGTTGGGTCGAACTTGTTTACGCTTACTAACCCAAGCGCGATAACATTCCCAAGGATCAACGCAGACAATACAGTAAGTGCGCTTTCTGCTGCTGACTTTAGAACTGCCATTAGCGCTGGAACGGGTAACGGAACAGTGACATCTGTAGGTATATCTGTGCCAACTGGTCTATCTGTATCAAACACACCTGTAATTGGGTCTGGCACAATAGCTATAGCCCTAACAGCTGGGTATTCGATACCTACAACAGCGTCTCAAAATAACTGGGATACTGCATTTACAGATAGGTTGAAGTGGGATGGGGGTAGTGTTGGACTGAACACTGCTACAGCACGCACCTCTCTTGGTCTCGTTATAAATACAGACGTTCAGGCGTATGACGCTGATCTTGCTGCAATAGCTGCACTTACGGGGACAACTGGACTGCTTAGAAAGACTGCCTCAGACACGTGGTCTCTAGACACTACTGCTTACTTAAGTGGAACAGTACCTATATCAAGCGGTGGAACTGGAGCGACCACTGTAGGTAACGCTAGAATAAACTTACTTCCAACGTATTCTGGAAACAATAACAAGGCATTAAGGGTAAACTCTGCGGGATCAGATGTTGAGTGGTCATGCATATCTAAAGATATGTTTTGCGTTCCTGGAACATTACCCTCAACAACGTCTCACATAGTTACAAGCGTGTATAGGGATGGGCAGTGGAGAGATATTGAAGTAAATGGACTGTATAGCCCATCTGGCACTATAACCGTGGCAAACGATAGCGTTGTTGTAAAATCCATAAATTCTATAACACCTACGGCTGGAGCGGTTACAATATATGGATCGTCTATACAGAGAACATCCACAAACTCACAAACAATAAGTAGTGGCATAACTTCTCTTGAAGGAAGTGTATCTGCTGTTCAGTTTGACATAACCAACATTTATGAAGCTATTTCACCAATAACAAAGGTTGTAAATAAGACTAGGTTTGGTTTTAGTGGCACGTCAGCTGCTCTTGAAACCACAGAGACGTCTGGATCTTTCTTCAGGGGCAGTACAGGTTATTTCTTTACTCAGGCCAGCCCTGGCGTCACTGAAATAAAAGTCCTCGATGACTCTGCTACTCCAGTTCAGAGAACTATATTATACGGTATTGGTAGGGTAAATGGAGCTCAGGTTGGTATACATAACACATCCCCAGCCTATCCTTTTGATATAACTGGAAACACTAGAGTCACAGGAAACATAATAGTTACTGGAACAGTAGACGGTGTTGATATATCTGAACTAAAGAATACAGTTGACAATATTACTGTTGGAGGAACAGAGGAAATTGAACTATTTTCGTACTTTATTTCGTAGTCATGCCAAATTCATATAAATCAGTAGCATACAATACAACAGGAAGCGGTTCTAATGAGGACGTGTATACCTGTGGCGTTGTTGCTTCGGTTGTTAAATCTCTGAGCGTATATAACTCTAGCTCCACGACTGCCTACACTATAACCGTAAAGCTTTATAAGGCTTCCAATACGACTAGCTACGAGATAAACTATCAATCTATTGCGGCGCGTACTTCTTGGTCTGTAATACCTTCTGACGGCGCTATAAACCTACAGACTGGAGACAAGATACAGGTAGTAACCTCTCAGGCTGGTTTGGTTGTGTCTCTTGCATTCTTGGAGTCTTCTGTCAGCGTAAGCGGAATAAACCTCGCTGCAATATCAGATGTGTCTGACGTTGCTGCTACGGACAACCAGGTTCTTACTTGGGACTCTGGAACTGGTCTGGCCACATGGGAGACACCAGCTGCCGCTGGGGTTAGCAATGTCACGGGGACTGCCCCAATAACTGTAACTGGCACAACTACTAAAAACGTTGCAATATCAGCAGCTACAACTGGTGCCGCTGGATCCATGTCTGCGTTAGATAAGTCTAAGTTAGACAGCATTTCTACTGGAGCCGAAGTAAATCAAAATGCTTTTTCTAACGTATTGGTTGCTGGATATGCTGCTGATGGGGTAACTTTAGTTTCGGCTCTTCATGCGGCTGACGCAAAAGAAGATACATATGCTTTCACGTTTGCTGCCCCATTAACATTGGCTGTATCTGAAGACGCTATTTCTTTAGGGACAACGGCTGAAGTTAACCAGAATGCTTTCAGCAATGTGGCTGTGGCTGGACAAACAACCGTGGCAGCCGACTCAAAAACAGATACGTTAACGCTTGTAGCTGGAACTGGAATAAGTATAACTACCGATGCGTCTACAGACTCGGTAACCATAACGAACAGTTCAACAGGGGCCAATGCGTTTGGGAACGTAGCTGTATCTGGTCAAACTACTGTAGCAGCGGATAGCAATAGCGACACTATTACTTTGGTTGGAACTGGGGGAACGACCATAACTACGGATGCAGTAAATGATACAGTTACGATAGACTCTGTGAGTCTAGACAATAATGATGTCACAATAACTTCGTTAAGAACAATAGATCTAAATGATGAGTCTTTAAACATAGTTGATGGCGCAACCGAAGTTTCTTCATTTGCAAGCGGCGTATTAGTTCTTACTGGTGATGTTAGGCTTAGGTCTTCTACAGCTACGGCTCAGACCTTATCCTTGTTTGAAGGAGGAACTGGATCAAACTACATAGCTTTAAAAGCTCCAAACTCTCTTGCTGCTAACACGACATACACCCTGCCTTCAGCTGACGGTACAAATGGACAAGTGCTTAGCACAAACGGAACTGGAACCCTGTCTTGGGCCACTGCTTCGGGCGGCGGTGGAGGAAGCACGGTATCTGTAGAGGACTCAGAATACACCTTGACGTCTATGGACGGGTTTGGGGTATACACCATTGTAAGCTATTACAGAGATGACAATACGCTGTGGAAGAAGTCCACGCTCTCTAGCGGTACTGCTCCATTTTATACCACTCAGACGGTTCAGTTTTATGCGGCTGACGGAACTACCGTTACGAGCACCAGAACGTATACGTTGACTTACACGAACGGTATAGTAACAAATAGACAGTTAGTTTAATGCCAAACGCACATAACATAGACCTATATCTTCATGGTCTAAATAAAGCATCTGGGTTTAACCCGCAGCAGATAACTTCTGGAACAACAGTTTTTGGTGGCTTCCAGACACCTTCGCAATCATATAGCCTTGGCAACATAACCGAAGACGGAAGATTTGGGGTCATACTTGATCCAGCAAATGGATATTCTAAAATAAGTGGAGGGGGGTGGATCTCTGCTGGCATAAAAGACGGAAAACTTTATACGCAAACAAGATTTCCAACTGTATATATAAACAACAGTAAGGGCGCTCTTGTTTGGGGCCAGTACGAAACTGCTACTAACTGGACAGATGTGTCTTGTGGTGACAACCATATTCTAGCAATTAGAGGAGGTCAATTATGGGTCGGGGGAAATAACTCGAATGGACAGCTTGGTAGAGGCAACACAACCTCTACGTCTACGCTAGTTCAGATAGGAACTGACACTAATTGGCAGATGGTTGCTGCTGGAAGATTATTCTCTTGGGCTATAAAAGGAGGGGCCCTTTATACCTGTGGATCAAACGCGGCATTTGCCACTGGTCAAAATACAACATCAGGAAACCTTCTTTCATGGACTCTTGTAAATAATGCAGTGACGTGGACATGGGTTAGCGCTACTTATGACAGAATGATGGCCATAGGAGGAGGTGAAATATATGGTTGTGGAGAGGGAAATGATAACGTTTTTGGGAACGGAGCATCAACAGACCTTGTCGTGTTGACCAAGGTTACTTCGTCTGGAACCGACTGGCAGAAGGTTTTTTGCACCAAACAGTTTTCAAAGGCAATAAAGACAACTAGTGGAGAACACTGGCACGCTGGCAATGGGGGAGCCTTCGGCGGCGGAACAAGAGGAGACGGATCTACCACTTCTGTTAGTACGTGGACAAGGATTGGAACGGATACTGGATGGACTCATTTCTCCAGGTCTTCTCCTTCTTTATCTTCGTTTACATATTATGTCGCTGGAATAAAGAATGGGCAATGTTTTGCAGTTGGCTATCATCCTGCTCCATTTTTCTTCCCTGGCTCAAACGGAAACACAACGACCTTCTTTGCTATAAGAAACGGAGCTACTTGCACAGCAGTTGACTTTTGTGGAAATAACTCACAAAATCCAGAATTCAGAATATCCACGACATGAAATATTACGTAGAAATACATGGCGAAGAAGACCTTGCATCTCCATGGGCTGATGACAGGTGCGTATTTATGGCCTGGACGTTTGATCAGTCGAGGATAGAAGACTGCATCAAAATAAATGATTCTTACTACGCTACATATGAATCTATGGAGTTGTTAGAAGACAAGGAGTTCAAATACTTATCGTATCAGAATCTCAGAGGTTCTTCTGTGGAAAACACCGTAACAGCAGTCCTTCCAGCAGGAGAATACGGCGTAAGGGAATCTAGTTTAACTTTGGAGGAAATTAAACAGTCGTGAATAGATATATAATTGAAGAGGCTACATTGTTGGCCATTTTGAACTACTTGTATCAAAGACCATACTCAGAAGTAAATAACGGTATAGAGGCCTTAAAAAACCTACAGAAGATAGATGAACAACAAGATAGCAGCAATACTTAAGAAGAACGGGCTATCTGGCGTTAATAAGCCTAAGGCCACTCCTTCTCACTCCAAGAAGTCTCATGTTGTGTTGGCTAAGGTTGGTGATAAAACCAAATTGATTAGGTTTGGCCAGCAGGGCGTGTCTGGATCTCCCAAGAAAGAAGGGGAGTCTGAATCGCATAGAAACAGAAGGCAATCCTTTCAGGCTAGACACGCAAAGAATATAGCAAAAGGAAAAATGAGTGCTGCCTACTGGGCCAATAAAGTGAAGTGGTAAATATCATTATATTTGCACTCAAATGATGGACATCAACATATATCAGATTATTGTGCTGGCCGCTGGTCTTGTTGGCGTGTACGTAAAGCTGAACATTGAAATCAGCAAGCTTGCCCTCAGGCTTGACATACATGAGAAGCAAACAGTGGACTTGCAGCGCAGTATAGATAAGTTGATAAAAGACGTGCAGGAGATTAAGATACTTCTTGCGCGTAAGCAGATAGACTAAAAAACACCAAATAAAATTTATTTAACATGTCCTTTGAAAACTCGGAAGAAAACGGATTCAGGATCTTAGACGATTCTGAGATTCAACAAGAGGCTTTTGCGCCTCAGGAAGTTCAGACAATCGAAGCAGATTCGTTTGAGCAGCCTGTGACCGATGAGGCCGTAGAAGATAATTCAACTCAACAGTACAACGATCAGGACGTTGATTCAGCAGTGCTTACCTACTTAAGCGAAAGGTTTGGTAGAAGCATTAACTCTTTCGATGACTTGGTTGAGTACAGAGAGCGTGAACGTGCCATTGATGAGCGCGTGTCTGCCATAGTCGACTTTGTCGAAAAGACTGGTCGCGACCCAAGAGATTGGTTTATTTATCAGTCGATTAACCCATCCGAAATGGATGATTTTTCAGTTGTGAAACTGAATATGTCGGCGGAGTACCCTAACCTTTCTCAAGAGGAGATAGACATCCTTGTAGGTAGCAAGTACAAAATTAACCCAGACGTCCACGGAGAGGACGAGGTTAAGCTCTCAAAATTGCAGCTAAAGATTGACGCTGAGTCGGCTAGACGGTCTATAGATCAGATAAGAAATGACTATCAGACTCCAGTTGCCAAAAGCGAAGACTATAGCTCTATCGTAAATGACGAATGGATTAGTGAGATGTCTAAAAGCGTAGAAGAATTCGAGGGCATCGAGTTTAATCTAGGTGGAAAGAAGTTTACTTATTCTGTAGACGACAGATACAAGTCTAGCCTTTACGATAGAAATTCTCGGCTTGACGAGTTCTTCGATCCTTACGTGCGAGAGGATGGCTCTTGGGATTACGACACGCTGAATATGCACAGAACTGTTCTGGACAATATGAACTCTATACTTACGTCTGCATACAGACAGGGGATGAGTGATGGACAGAAGAGTATAGTGAATAAAGCAGCTAATGTAAATGCTAAGGCGCCGAATCAAGCTAGCACAAGCCAGGGAGACCCTCTGGCAACCCAGCTCAGGGATATTCTTGGGATGGATAATTCTTTCATTAAGTTCTTATAACTATTAAAACCTAAACTATTATGGCGCTTACAAACCAAACAGCGGCCGATAAAGGCCCATTGAAAGTTGACGCGGTACCCCAGAAGTATGTGTCTTTGGGGAATCTCATTGACCCCACAAAACCCTCTAACAGAGACCTCCTCGTCAAGACCTTTGGCGACCAGGGCATTACTGGCTTTTTGGAACTCACTGGAGCTACGAGAGGGATCGCTACCGCCGACGAAGTTCAGTGGTGGGAGGAGAGCAGACTGCATAGAAGAATTGCTTGTACAGTAGCTGTTGCAGCGGCAGGAGCGGCAGCTGTATTTACCATAACAACTATTGACGGAACAGCTATTGGAACCGTTGCTGACGGAAATGAAGCTAGTAGTTTTGTTAGGCTGAATGACGTAATAATAAATGCTCTTTCGGGAAGAAGATTTTTGGTTACGGCTATAACCAATGACGCCGCTACTTTTAGCGCTCTTCCTCTTGACAAAGCCGCTGTATCAACTGCCATTACGACAGCTGAACAGTTCAATGTTATTGGTAACATGTATGCTCAAGGTACGGCCCAGCCAACAACGTTCTACCAAACTCAACTCACAAGAAGAGTAAACCCTCTGTTCATCACCAAAGAAACGTTCCATGTGAACGGATCTCAGGCCACGAACATCGGCTGGGTTGATATAGGAAACGGTGATTACAGATGGTTCGTTAAAGGCGAGATGGATACCAGAAAGCGCTTCTTGAATCAAAGAGAGGCTATGCTTATGTATAACCAACTGTCCGCTTACACAACCAACGCCACTCTTACTGGAGGTATAGTTGGTTCTGAGGGCTATTTCTCTGCTATAGAAAACAGAGGTCTCGTTGTTGATGGAACAGCTGTCGATGGACAAGGACTCGCTGACTCAACATTCAACAACATGAATGACATAGATGGCATCATCCTTGCTATAGATGCAGAAGGCGGTTCTAGCGAATACGCCATGTATGTAAACCTTGCAACATCTATCAACGTTGACAAAATGCTTGCTGCTGCTGGAGCTACCTCGCAGACCGCTGGTGTTCTTGCTCAGTATGGTGTATTCAACAACAACAAGGACATGGCTATTGCGCTCGGTTTTAAATCATTCACAAGAGGCGGATACACAATCCACAAGCATGACTGGAAATTGTTGAATGATCCTACTCTCGGTGGAGCTTTTGGTGGGACTAGAACTGGCGCGGTGATTGGAGCGATGTTGCCTATGAGCAAAGTTGCTGATGCCAAGACTGGCGAAAAGGCTCCTGCTCTGGAGATGGTTTATAAGTCTGCAAATGGTTACAGCAGAGACATTGAGCACTGGGTAACTGGCGGTGGTGTACTCGGATATAATACGGACGGTGATGACTTGGCTAAGTTCCACTACCGTTCTGAGTGCGCTCTCGTGACAAGAGCTGCTAACCAGCACGTTCTCTTGAAGTCGTAACATTATTAAAACATAACGAAGGGGAGGGAGAAAGGCTCTCTCCCCCTAGTTATGACTTAACCAATTAAATTCAAATAAAATGGCAAGACCAAGATCTGGAGGATTGGCTCCTATAACCAATCAAACACCATCATTTGATAGGAAAACAAAAAGCACTCCTGGGGCTATAGAGTATATGACCCTGTCTCCTAGCGGAGCTATTTACATGATGAGAAGCACAGTAGCCTCTATCATTGATGAAAAAACTGGTAAATTGAGGGCTATTAGATATTGCGAGATGGAGCCATCCATCTATGTTGATCAACAGTCAGAAAACTCAGTAAAATCAACGATAATTTTTAATTTCGGAAGGCTTTTTGTGGACAGTAAAAAACCTAATCTTAAAGAATTTTTGGACGCTCATCCACAAAACGAAGCAAACGGAGGGAGTCTGTTTAAGAGAGTGGATTACGAGAGTAATGCAAAAGAAAGCCTTGATCAAGAATTTGAACTTGTAGAGGCGGTTTCCATGGTTAGGGACAAGTCCATCGACGAACTGCTTCCCGTGGCTATTGCTTTTGGCTTGAATACAGACGCTCCAGTATCTGAGATAAAATACGACTTGCTTCAAATAGCAAAGGCAAATCCAAAAACGTTTATACAGTCGTTTGACAACCCATCTGTAAGCACAAAAGCCAAGATAAAGAAGGCCTCAATGTATCAAGTAATCAAGCTTGATAAAGACTATGTGAGATGGTTTGACACAAACAAGATTATAATCTCTGTTCCAGCTGGACAAGATTCTACCGATGTCATGGTTAGATATTGCATGACTGAAGCTGGTGCTCCTGTACTTGCTGAGATAGAAAGACAAACAGAAGGCAAGTAATTGCTGCTGATATAGAAAGAGGGTCTTAACGGGCCCTCTTTTTTTTATGCCTATATTTGCTTTATGATAGATATAGGACTAGTATATGCTACCGTTAAAGATGTTGTAAACAAAGACGTAAACGGATTTGTTACCCCAAACATATTTAATAGGTTCGCTTTTGTCGCTCAAACAAACATCTACAATAAGATATTCCATGGCGTAAAAGACTCTAAGAAGCTTATGCGTTCTGGAATAAACCCATCTGGAGATAAATCCTATGATAAAAGAGCTTTAGAAGATCTGGCATACTATGTCAAGACATCTACCGTAACCAGAGGAACGAACAATCAGTTTGTAAAGCCGTCAGACCTCTCTAGACTTATAAGCATGTCTACTAATGGCGTATTCTTTGACGGAGAAATGACTGGCATTTCAATAGACATAAACTACGATCCGTCTAAAACAGAGAGAATACTTAAAAGCCCCATAAGCAAACCTAAAGAAACCTCTCCTCTAGCGGTAGTAGGAGACAACATAGAAGTTTATCCTTATTCTATAAATAGAATAAAAATAACTTACTACAAAATTCCAGAATCAAGAGATTCTAGCGGAAACAGATCTTCATTCATCCCGACATATGCTTACTCAGACAACATAGAAACCAACCAAAATGTTGGCGGCTCATATAACTTCGATCTTCCAGAACACTACTTTGATGAGATTGTGACTGAGATATGTAGTCTTGTTTCGGCAAACCTAAGGGATCAGGAGGTATCTAAGTATGCAGAAGGAAAATCCGTCTCACACAAACAAGACAGCATGTAATGGCAAGAAATTATGTCACTATAGATGAGATAGTCAACGACTTTATACTTAGTGTTGACGTAGACGATTACGCTGGTCACGCTTCTGACATAGCCATAAGAAGCCATGCCTTAAAGGGTATAAGAGAACTTGGCTTTGATGTACAGAAAATAGTTAAGTCGGTAAAACTTTCAGTGGAGTCCAATGACACAGTGACACTTCCAGACGACTTTGTTGATCTGGTAAAGATTGGAATAGTTGGGCCTAGCGGTATAGTTTACTGCCTTGGTGAGAACAAGAACATAAACCATTCTATGGCATATGCATTGGATCAATTTAATAATCCAATAGACAGCGACTCGGACGGAGTTTATGACAGGGTGGATTCAAAAGGGCCCACTTCTTCTGGATCGCCAGGAGTCGATATAATGGAAGGCGGTCTTGATTCGTACGTATTTAGAAATTACGTTTATGACGGTGGGCTTGGGGCTTTATATGGCTTTGGAGGCGGAAAAACTTACGGGCAATATAAGATAAATAACGAGCAGAATAGAATAGAGATGGCCACTAATTCAGATATATCTGAGGTTGTTGTAGAGTATATAAGCGACGAAGCGAAAAGCAGCAACCCTGTTGTTCATGTGTATGCTGAAGACGCTCTCATGGCCTATATATACTACAAGATAGTAGAAAGAAAAGCATCTGTTCCAGCCAACGAAAAAGCCAGAGCAAGGTCAGAATACTACAACGAAAGGAGAAAGGCTAACGCAAGGATAAAATCTTTCTCTACGGCGGACGCACTTAAAACAATCAGAAAGAACTTTAAGCAGTCACCCAAGTACTAATGCTGATAGACAGAATAGTTCCAACTGGATTAAACCAGGACAAACACCCTCTTGATTTGGTTGAGGGTGAGATCTATGATGCTATAAACATGAGTATAGCTGACTATGGGGGAGAGGGGGACGGTCTTTATAAAGTTGTAAAAGGAAACCTTGCAGTTAACTTCTCCTCTCTGCCAACTGACTCTTCACAAAAAGTAGTTGGATCTGTCGCTGACTATCAGAGAAACCACATATACTTTTTTGTAAAGTCAAATACCTCTACAAATAATGCAATATACAGATATAGTTCTGACGAAAATGCTGTAGTAAAGGTAATAGGTGGATCTTTTTTGGCTCTAGGGGATTTCGTTAAGGCCAACATAGTAAACATAGTCAACCAGCATGTGGACGAGACGGTAGAAGAACTTGAAGAACAGTGCATGCTGTTCTTTACTGACGGCGTAAATCCGCCCAGGAGAATAAATGTAGACAGGGCGATTAGAGGGGAGTTTGCAACTTATGATACAGACAACCTTTCTTACATGATCTCCGCATGTAAGGCCGCCCCAAACGTTATACCGACCGTTTTTTTTGATACTGATCCAGACTATAAAGCAAACAATTTCGCGAGAAACATGTTTCAGTTTGCGGTCCAGTATTTGTACAAGGACGGAGACGAGTCTGCTATATCTGGATATTCTACTATAGCTGTAAATGACTTTACATACTTAGAAGGCATAGACACAGCTCTTCTACCTGTTCCGAAGGTGGATAAGTACGAAAACAATGTATGTGTTATAGAGATCTCAAGAATGCCTATGGAGGGTGTCTCTGTATCGCCTATAAATACCATACCAGCAACGTTAAATATATTCGAAATAAATAAAGTAAGAATTTTAGCCAGAAACGGAAACTCTGGAGCTTTCTTTGTGGTTGATGAGGTATATATTGATCAGGATGAATTTAGACTTATGCCTGGGTCTGGTTCTTCTTCGCCTAAAAAAATATACGATTCTATAAGAAGACAGTATAGGTTTTATAACGAAGGGTTATACGAATACTCTTCATCTCTTGACACAGACAAGCTATACGATAACGTTCCATTTACAGCCGTAGGCCAATGTGTAGCCGACGATAGAGTTATGTATAGCAACTACACGGAAACATATCCAAACGTAGACGTCACTGGAACAATAACTCCAATATACTCAGATTATAATCTTCTTTCTACGTCAGACATATTCTATGATATAACTCAAAATCCAACTCAGAATATAGTATCAATAGCTAGTGGAAGCAGAAATATAACAGTTAATATGACTGCAAATCCAGGCGGATTCACAGCTCTCAATACCGTTATACCAGCTGGATCAAAGTATAGGTTGTCTTTTATGTTTAGACCCCAGGGGTCTTTTTATTCAACATTATCTAATCAAACTCCTCTGAAGCTAAAGATGGAGGATAGCAGTGGAGACCAATTTGAACTTTGGGTAGATAGCACTACATCAATGAATCCAGTTTTTACAGAAGCTGATCAATCTTTAGAAAGGAATGTAGACATTTATGTTAATATAGATGAAGATACTACTGTTGCTGATTTAAAAGACATACTTATAAGTAGGCTTCTTTCAACTCAGATAAAGTATAATTCAGACATGGGTTCTAGTGGGCTTAATGGAGGCCCTCATCAGTTCTTAGTGGCAGGCTCTTTGTCAAGTGATTTTGCAGTTGGAGATTTAGTTTCTTTCTCTTACATAAATCAAAGAATTCAATACACTTGGGGGTTTTCTGTTACATCCACCCCAAATTCTAATTTAATAACTATAACCCCAGAACTTGTTGATGCAAAAATAATTAGAACAGCAACGAATGCTATATACACATCTAATGAATACAGAGTATTTAAAGGTCAATCAAATTATGACGTTAAAATTACTGGCCAGTTATTTAATAAAAATTATGTAAATTACACTGGGTATGAAACTACTATACCTCAGAACTCATCTTTTACTTATGTGATTTCGGCTCTACAAACGAACTTAAGAGCAGTTAGATCGTTCAAGGCTGGAAGCACTCATGAGCTTGGTGTTGTTTATTACGACAAGTTCAATAGGTCTGGATATGTAAACATTCTTGGCTCTGCTTATGTAGATTACTTCGGATCGTCAGCCAGAGCTACAAAGAATGGGCCGTGCGCTCTTAAAGTAAACATATCTTCAGCTCCTCCTTCATGGGCAGAGAGATTTCAAATAGTTTATTCTGGTCCTTCTACTATAGACAGTTTTACTACATATACGACTGGAGGGGCATATCCCAAAAGAATAAAAGACGGAAGCTCATATAACGTAGACACTAAATCTAAGCTTATATATGTCTCCTTGAATACGCTAGAAAAGTTTATGGCCGAAAAAGGAGCCAATAAAACATATTCATTTACTCCAGGAGACAAATTAAGAGTTGTTACGTATAACTCAACAACAGACGGAACAAATGGATCTCCGTTCGCCACTGTTACATCAACTGCTATAAACGGAGCGTTTGGCGGAAGAATAGTAGAATTTGATGTTGTTGGCTTTGAAGTTTTGGGGACTGATTCAGCAACTAATCCAATTACAGATTCGTCAACTGTAAACGAAAAATATACTGGTGATTTTGTTATTCTTTCTGCTCCAGACGTAGAGTCTGGAATGTATAAATATGTTGGATGGGATTGGTACAGTGTCACTGGTAATACGTATCCAAACAACGACTCATCTACTCAGCTTTCTTATTGGGGAAGAGAGTCTGTTGTTGAAATATATAGCCCAGCAAAAAACACAGAACAAAAGACATACTATGAAATAGGCAAGTCTTACCCATTTATTCTGGATAAAAACGGAGCGGTTGTACATCCTAATGTGGTAGTGTCAGAAGGGACCTGTCACTTCAGGCCATCTATGTGCAAGACGGCCAGCTATAGCTATTTATGGCAGGAGGTAGGGAGCATAAAGGAATGGGTCTATAAATTAAAGTTTATAGAGTCTTCTAGCGCGAATGATTTATTCTCTTCAAACAGCTGGTCCAGAGGAAGGAGTATGGTTAGGTATGAAAAGGCTAGAACAATAAGGGAGAAAAGCGGAATAATATATAGCGACAAATACAACAGGGATTCAGAAAGACTGACTCTGTCTTCGTTTAATCCGATCACGGCAAATTTCGCTTCGACAAACATAGAGTATGGATCCCTTAACTACATAGAGTCCTTAGGGGAGAACTTAATAGCAATTCAAGAAAACAAGACTTCTATTGCTGGCTTATCCAGGAATGTCGTAAGCTATGCTGACGGATCAGAAAGTGTTGCTGTATCAACCAATGTTATAGGTCAGTTTAGATATTTGTCTGGTGACTTTGGTTGCGGAAATAAGCCTTCTTCTGTTTTAAAGTTTAACAACAATGTATTCTATGTTGATCCAGATAAAAAAAAGGTAGTCAGATTTTCTACTGATCAAGCATATATTATATCTGACGTTGGAATGAAGAGTTTTTTTGATTCCAAAATAAATAAGAACTCAAGTATAGTTAGCGGCTACGATCCAGAAGAGAATATGTATATGCTTACCATAGGTTCAGACACTATAGGGTATAGCTTAGATACATCGAAGTGGATAAGCAGGTATACATTTACGCCAGATTGCTATAACTATATAGACAACAAATTCATATCATTTAGATATTCAGTAAATTACTCAACTCAACAAAGAAATATATTTTGGATTCATAGCGAGCTTTCAGCAACAAGGGCTTCTTTTTATGGATCTCCACCAAACACCTATTCCTCTCTTACGGTGGTTTCCAATATGGCACCAGCGAATGTAAAGGTCTATAACTCCATGTCAATACTAGGTAGTGGCTGGAACCCGTATGGGTCTGGTGACGATAACCCAGCATTAAATGTAGAGGGCTTGTTGCCAAACTCAAATATCATGAGGATAACTACCGACTTGAACTCTTTTGCTTTGTTTCATGCTCCAGAAAAAAAAGAAGGGACGTGGTATTATAAACTAAAGACAAGCAGAAAGTCAGACTTTGTTTCTAATAAGCTGATATATAATGGCGGTGATTTTGATTTTATAATGTCACCATCGTCATCTAATATAACAAAGCTACCGCGAATAGATTCAACAAATACAGACGGCCTTGTTGGACAAGGAAAGACGAGATTGGTTTTTTCTGGGTCGATAAAAAGAAAAGGAATAAAAATAAATGACTATATATTTAGATACACAAATGGAAATTACGAACCTCTTTCAAATCCAGACAGTCTTGAAGGATCTAGGGTGACTAATCTTGAGTCCGAAACAACTGTATTGGTAAATAATAATAATGGAACATCAAGCTATAGTATAGGTTCAGACAATATATACTGCGTTTCTAACTGGGATCAAGATGGCGATTCGGTTAGGGGAAGATACGCAAAGGCTCATATAAAAATAGCCCCTGGAAATGCATGCCAGATAAACGCCATAAACTTCCACATATCAGATTCAAAACTTCATCACTCTTCATCGGAAAACCCTTAACTTAGCAAAAAAAAATATATTATGGTAGGAGTAGCTAATTTGGCACTTCAGGCAGTTCCAACTGTGCTTAACATGGTTGGCGCCCAAGTGCAGAAAAAGAAAGATCAGAAGTTTGGCGACTGGATGATCCAGCAAGCGGAGAAGACGCCAAGATACGCTATGGCGGATACTTACAACAAGTATTTAGCTATGGCTAAACAAGATCCTGTGGGCGACTACATGAGGGAACAGGCGTCCAGAAATCAGGCTACGTCTATTGGTGCATTAAAGTCTGGAGGAGCTAAGGCTATACTTGGCGGACTGGGGGCTGTTCAACAGCAAGGGCTTGCTAGTCAAGCTGAAATTGCTGGAGCATCTCAAAAAAATCTTCAAAGCGCAATGCAGAACTACGCCCAGCAGCAACAATCTGTAATGAACTTGAATGTTGGTCAAAGAGAAAAAGAACTGGAGGGGGTTTTTCAGGGAGAGCTTTTTAAAAAGCAAGCTAAAGACATTGCTCGTCAAGCGATGTTCCAGGGAGGTGAAGACCTGTTTAAGACTGGGATGCAATTTGCTGGAGAAAACAATTATTTTAAAGGCTTCGATCCTTACAAGCACCTCGGAAAATTTCCCACCCTTAGAAGTGGAGGCTTCATAAATAAAACGCCTGGGGTTTTTAGTCATGAAAAGAATCCTATAGACATCGTTGCAAAGGGAAACAAGATCGGCGAGATGACTGGCGGTGAGTATATCCTGAACCCTTCTCAAGCCGCGAAGATGCAGAGCCTTGCTGGTTCACAAAAGAAAGAGGCATTGCAGAGATACGTGAAAACATTATTCAATAAATTCAACTCTAAGTAATATGGAGCTTAAACCATCAACATATTATCTAGACGCAATAAAAGAGAGGGCTAAACAAAGAGAGCTTGATCAGCAAAAGGAAATCACAGATATTTCTGAGGCCTCTGTCAAAGCTGCCGAAGCGAAAATAATTTCCGACGAGAAGGCAAAACAAGAAAGGCAAAAGAGAAGAATAGAGGCTCACAAATCCATGATACAAGCATCTTCCGCTGAAATGTGGGGGTATGACGATGCTGTTGTTAGACAAATATCCGACTCAATAAACAAGAACCTGGATCAATACGTTGACAATGAAGAGCTTTTTCAAAAGATGCTGGCTACTCTAGACTCATTTGTTGACAATTCGAAGAGTTATTATACTGACACTAGACAGTCGTTTCTTGATTCCGCTGAAAGAGCTGGTGCAGGTGGTAAGAATCCATTTGAAATAAATGGATACTATGATACTAGAACCCTTGATGATTATGAAGAAACGGCTGAAAGATTAGACAACTTAGTCCCTACAGTAGAAATATCAGATAATGGTTCTATGATTATTGACGGCAAACCAATAGACGAATATATGTCTAGCAGATCAGGAAAAAACGCTAACCCGTTTGCCCCAAATCTTAAACCCCTTCCACCTATAACGGCTGAAGAGGTATATCTGGCGAACCGTGGCGCCCTGACTCATGCCCCCAACAGAGATGCATATATAGAAAAGCTTTTAGACGAAATAATCAGCAATCCAATAAAATTAGGAAGGTTAATAGCTGATGAGAATGGTTATGATGCCGAGGCCTCCAAACCTATTCTTGTGCAACAAAAAAGGGATGAGTTAAAAAAACAGTTGATGTTAATAATTCAGGCGGGAGGCATCAAGTAGCCTAATTGATTATCTTTGCTGAAACTCAGCATAGATGCAAGATCAAGTAATTAAACTGGTTCTCGACCTCAAAAAAGAACTACCTACAGCAACTAGCAAAGACATAGCTCAAACGCTAGCCCCAGACTTGAACATCACTGATGACCAAGAGATAGATGATCTGGCCACTCAGATAGATGGGCTAAACGAAGAGGTTTTAAAAAAAAAAGAAGGTTCGGATCCGATACAGGGCCTGATGGATCAGCCTATTGGGTTAGGGTCTGGTCCTACAAATTCGGCTTCTTTAAAGCCAAAGACTAGCATTCCCTCCTTACAAGAGAGAGCTTCTATACTTAATCCCGATGTTGAAGCGATCAATAGGGCGATGCAAAAAAGCCTTGACGATCTTGTCGTCAACGCGAACGGGAAAGAAGGTGCCATGGCTGGGTTGTATCAGATTGAACAACAGTATGGTGTTTCTTTTGATGACGATCAAAGAGCTAACATATCAGATTTAGCGACACGCAATTCCGAAGCCAGGGAATTCAACAGAAAAAACAGACTAACATCTGCTGCATTCGCAGCAAGCCAAGAGGATCTTGATAAGCTTCTTTCTCAGGACGGGGTCACTGAGCAAGAGAAAGATCAGATTATGAGCGCTTATGATACTGCTAGTAAAATAAGAGAGCAGTATACAGACGAAGACGAGCAGATTAAGATGCTTGTGGATGCTGGATTGGTGGATAATAGAAGGGCTGGTAAGATAATAAGACAGAGGCAACAAAGAGAAGATCAACTTAAAGCTGTGTTTAGCACAGCTGAAGGTCTTTTAAAAGAGGGCAAATATGACGAGGCCCTTCAGTCTATATCATCTTTGTCGGGCATAGACTGGATGTCTCGAAAGCAGAAAAAAAATCTGTCTAGAGAGCTGGCTAGATATGTGTCAGATAGCTATGTTCAATCGTCCGTAAGCAGCGCTTTTGGAGAGTTGAAAGAAGAGGATGTAGATGCTGTTGCTCAGTACTACGCCGCCACAACTGGGTCGGAACTAGAGGAAGCGAAAGAAAAGGTTCTTCAGGCTGTGTCTAGCTTCGAGCAGGATTTTCAATCCCAGAGAATCCAACAGTTATTTGTGTCTGCTGAGCTTCCAGCGTCTGGCATAAATACTCAGCAGGAGGAGGTTTTGCTTTCAAAAGAAATAAGTCGTCTTGAAAGCCTGTATGAGAAACTCAATGATGAGGCATTAGATTCAGGTCTTTATCTTGGGGAAGGCGAATGGAGCTTTCCTCAAGAAGAGGCAATTGAAGAAGTCGCAAGATCTATAGAAGCGAAAAGAGCTGAACTAGCATCTATGCGGGTAAACAGGGAGAGGTTTATCTCTTTTGCCAACAACAAGGACAATTCTATGGCTATTTCTGCCATGAATATATACAGAGCGGCCATGCCGTTTGTAATATCTGAAAATACTCCAACCTCAAGAAGAGACATATTTTCGTCTAGCGACCCCCTTAGGACCGCCTTTGAGAGTTCTGATGAGTACCAGAGATTAGTAAGAGAGGCTGGCGACAAAATATCCACTGATGAATGGTCGTCAAAAGTAAAGGCATCATTTGACGAATGGTCTACCGATTTCATGAAGAGAAATCAAGACGACTTGAGATCTGCCATATTGGAATCACTAAGATTTAAGTTTGGCGGAGAGGTTACTCAAGATAACCTTGAAAGAGTCGAAAAAGATTTAAGCTCATTTGGAATAAAGATTGATCTAACTGGAGACGATGCAATAGGATATAATAGATCTGTGCTGTCCTCTTTTGCTTTCAATCCGATCCCAGCAGCAGCCATTTATGCTTTTGGCGAAGACGTAGTTGCTGATGTGTTTCAGAGACCAATAGAGTCATTCATTTCTTCCACGAAGGACCTTTTTATGTCGTTCTCTAATGTATTGAAAGATGCCTCAAGACAAGGTACTGTTACCACGGAAGAGCTAAGACAGAGAATGCGAGAAAGAACATTCTTGCAGGAGACGCAATCCAGATACAAAGAATATGAATTTGGAGATGGGTCATACGAGACCATGGTTGAATCTCTAAGCATGGCTTCTTCTTCGCTTCCTTTTACGCTTGCTGCCATTGGGGTAACAGCGCTAACAAGAAACCCAAACATCGGGATGGGTATAATTGGCATTATGGAAGGAAGCAGCATATACAATAGCTATAGAAGCAGGCCAGAGTTTTATAGTATGACTCCTCTGGAGAAAACGACTCTTATCGGAGGAACAGCCGCTGTTGCCGCTTTGACTGAAAGATTTTTAGGCGACATAAAAATAGCAGACAGCCTAATTGGAGGCGGTATAGCCAGAGCTATTGCTCAAAATCCAGTAGAGTATGGGTTTCAGATGGCAGCAAAAATAGGTCTCAATGTTTCTTCTGACGCGGCTGGTGAAATGATTACTGAGGGGTATACAAAGTTTACTGAGGCGGCTATAAGCGGAGACTACTCTTTCTTTCATAATGAGAAAGAGATGTTAAATACCATGGGGGCCGTTGCAGCTAGTTCTGTTTTGGTTTCTGGTCCTTTTGCTGCGATAGGGGTGGCTAGAAATAACTCAACGTACAAGTCTTTGACTAGAGACGGAGAAAGAGACCTGAGATCTATAATCAAAAACACTAAGCCCAATACGCCAGAAAGAACGATTGCTGTAGAGCAGTTTATAAGAGATTACTCAAGAAACTCTTATGTCCTAGAGGACAACAAAAACTTCAACGACTTCATATCCGCTAGCAATCATTCTGATTTAAATAGAATAAACTCGCTTCAAAATAGAGTAGCAATACTTGAAAACATTCTGGCGGTAACTCCAACAGCAGAGAGCGCTGAAATAATCAGCGAGATGAGCGAAATACAGCAAGAGATAACGGCCATAGAGGATAAATACTCTGAGGCGTTTTTGTTTTCTCAAAGCGAAAGCGGCATAGACGTATCTATAGCATCAACAGAGCGGTTAATTGAGAGAGAGAGATCTAGATCAAGAAGGCTCAGAGGAAAGGAAGGGAACGCCAACGCGCAAAGACTTAAGGAGTCAGAAGCGGAAACTAGCAGATTAAAAGAAAAGCTTCGTGCTCTTAGGAACAGAAAGCAAGAGCTTGCTGCTGCTGGCCCAGTTCAGGGGCCTGAAATATCAGTAAGCGGATACCTGCACCCTTCAAACGTAGATAGTTATAAGGCAAGGGGATATAGAGTCGTTAGTCAGACTCCTGGTCAGGACGGTAATGTTTTTGTTGTTTACGACCCAAGAGGCAAGGTTAAAATAGATAATTCATTACCCGAGAGCATAAGAAACAAAGATGCCGCGATTCAGGCCAGGTCTGTCGCCATGAGAAGAGATGGCGAAACCAAAATGGCTATAGAGGAAATGATTATAGAATCTATTGTCAACGAAGGCCAGACATCAGTACTTACGCCCACTCAGCAAAAGGTTTACATAGCAAATAAAGAACTGATAGACAATTCAATAAAATCTAGCAGAGCAGACTTTGACATCGCAGTTGAATCAGCTCAGGATGCCACTGAAGTATTGCTAGATAACGAGGAGTCTTCTAATAAAATAAAAGACAAGTACGGAGAATTTGGAGAGGGGTTGATCCGAAGAATGGTGGAGAATTTCGGGGTCAATGTAGTGATCGTGAATGACTCTATGAGCATGCTAAAGCACGTAAGAGCGGCTGGATCACAAGATGCTAATTCACTTGAGAGAGCAATAAGAAGCGGAAAAAAAGGTAAGTTTAATGGCTCTTTCGACAGAAGCACAAATACCATATACGTATCAGAAACATCCTCTGTAAAAGACTTAATTGAGGAAACTCTTCATGCTACGTTATATCATAAATTCAAAAACAACAAAGCGGCTAAATCTTTATTTATAAATAAGCTCAGACAAGACTTTCTCTCAAACAAATCACTCAAGCATCTTATGGGGAAGAAAAGGTCTGATTATTCTAAACTGGGATTTACAGAGCTTGGCCTAAAGGAAGAGGAAGTTGTCGAAGTAATATCAACCATCATATCAAAGAATGACGCTGTTGCTATAAAGACTGTGTTTGACAGAATTGTAGAATACGTAAGATCCATATTTAATATAGATAGCTTTGGTAAGGATGTAGTCGATTCGATAGATCAGTTTAAAGTGGTCAAGTCTTTTGCAGATTTCCTTATTGAAAATAAAGAGATAGACCAGGCCATTGCCGATGAACTAAGTGACATTGAGGACGCCACAGCAACGTCTATCGAGGAGATGATTGATGACTCAGGCATGGCCCTGTCTTATTCTGGTCCAGCTTCGTTCTTGTACAACAAGGAAATAACCTATGAGGAACTAAGTCTGTCTAAGTTTGGTGAGTTGCGTGAAATCTCAGATGGAAAAGGCCTTAACAAAAAGAAAACAGTAAAAGACTACGCCGACTTCAGAAGGTGGTATAACTGGATGACCAACAATGGAAGAACTCCAGTTGTTATATCCATGTCTTATGTTGACGAAAATGGAAATGTAAAGAGACTGAATCCTCCAAAGCCCTTCTTCGACAAAGAGACTGGAGAAATATCTAAACCTACAAACCCAAGACCGATAGGATGGGGTGCTCAGCAATTAAAGAAAAACCATATAGCTCAAGAGCAAGCAGACAAAAGAAGACGTGATCTTGCCACAGCAAGCTCTTACATAGGTAAAATTGTTTCTAAGCACATGCCGTCAGTAGCATCTTTTGAGAACTCTTATAAGATTAATCAAGATGGAATTGACGAAAGAAACAGGAACCTTGTTGACGAGCCGAAGATTCTTCCAGGCGATAGCAGACACATAAGTCTCATGTATGAGGCGCTGTATGACTTCCTCGCTGAAAGAGAGGACGCTGGAATCATGCTCTCATATCATGCGGAGCAAGCCAGCACGCCTAAGCAGGCCATGGACGATATAAGCGAAATGTATGCTGCGTCAAGGAAAGAGAAAAACGAATCCCTTAAGTCTAAGAGAATAGAGGCTCTTGTTGACTACATAAGATCTTTTGGCATAAGAAAAGACATAGCAACTGACTACGCCAATGGAAAGGCTACAGCAGCCATAGTAGACTCAATTAGAAGCAGAGTGTCTATTTACTTCAGCGGAAAAAACTACTTCATAAAGGGTATAAATGAATATGCAGAAAGGGCTGTCTCGTCTAGGGTTATGCAATCTATGTTGTTTCATTTTGGAGAGCAGGCTATAAAGGAAAGAAGAACAAAATCTCAATCTTACCTTTCTCAAGCCAGATCTTCGTTTAATGACTATATAAACAACTCATCTCCAGCTGATTTCGGAGGGCAGGCTGGTTACGATTTTGCTAAATCAAATCAAAATTTATGGATGATAATAACCGCTATATCATCCAATGGGAATACTAGCTACAACAACATAGTTCTGTCCAAGTACATAGCTCAATCTCTTAGTAGAATATATGCTGAGAACGGATCAATAAGCACGGATATTCCAGCAGTTCAAGCCCTCCTTACTAAAATAGAACATGGCGGGTTTTATGACAACATGCCTGGAAGGCCAGACAGATTTAAATTCGTTAGTGGCCAGCTAAGAAACATATTGGACTCTGTACAAGGAAATGACAAGGGGGGATCATATGACGCTTACCTCAGTGACCTCGCCATGAATCCTGGCAAGTCAAGGAAGTATAAAAACAACTCACAGCTTATGGATGTCTTGTCGCCTAAGATTGGGGCGTGGGCTTCTAACCTCATAGGGAATGAGAATGTAGTCACTCAAGACTCCCACTTTGTCCAGGCCTTAAATGTCTTTAGAGGCTTCTCTAAGCCCAAGATAGACTGGTCTGGGCTTGCCGACATAATAGGTGACACTGCCTTCGGTAAACTTGATACACCTCAAAAGAGAATGTCAGCTGTAGCGGCTGTTCTAAAAGATATTTGTGACAGAAAATCGGTAGGTAAAAATTCTGTATTCGCTGATTTAAGTCAAAAAGATTTAAAAAGACTAAAGACTTGGTTTAATCTTAACCAAAGAGAAATACTACAGTCAAAGCCAAAGAGCGACTCAGAGAGATCTTTTAATGAGAACGTTGCTATAAGGATAGCAAAGCAGTTGTCACGTGCCCTGGGCACCGATATAACGCCAGCCATGGTGCAACAACTTATATTTGAGATGAACCACGATCAAAGAAGATCACTTGGTGTTTCTCAGAGCGAGTACAGCACGTATGAATCACACATAACTGATAGACATACTCACGAATCTGCTCAGAAGATATTCGGAAGTCAGTTCAGAAATGTGATGGACGCTGATACTATGGAGCGTCTTGAATCCCTTGAGCAGTACCAAACAGATGACGAAGGAGGATTCATGTTCAGCTTTGTTCCAGGAGAATCTAGAACTCATGGCCAGGACATACTCTCTGGTCCAAACGGAGATGCGCTGACGCCGCAAAACATAGATCAGATTTTATCTCCTTACCCGTTGCACACTGCGATAAGAAACCAAGGGTCACCGCCAAAAGAAAACCAAAGAGTATTTGTGTATGTCGATCAGAAGATTATGTCTGAGACAATGTACCCAGTCTTGAACATATCCAAGACGCTAAGTGGACTGCCTATGTTCTCTTCGGACAGAATCACGCTTACTGACGTTTCTTTCCCCAAGCCAAGTTCATTTACCTTCACCGATATTGTAAGTGGGAAGGGTCCAAAGAGACATATTTCTGGCAAGAACAAAGAGATAAAAGAGACCGACGACATCATGACTGGTGTTCTTATTACTCTTGATCCAACAAACAATAATGGATTTGCTGATGAGAATGGACGCCTTATAAAAAGCGCCGATGAGGTCACCGTAATAAACGGAAAGATTATAGCAAGGGGAAACATAGAGTACTACCCTGATACCATGAACAAGAACGGTATGTCTACTACCGCCGAATTTGTTCAGGGGCCAAGAAGATCTCAGGCAAAGAGGAATAGTATAATAGAGGCAGTGAAAGAAAACATTGCCAAGTATATGCCTGAGATATACACTGAGGAAGACGATGTAATCCTGAGCATATATGACCGTCTAAGCCCAGAAGACCAAGCCGCGATATTGGTAAGTCCTTCTCAGAAGAAAGGCAAGGTAAGAGGCACTGCTTCTAGGGCGGCTTCTTCTGGAGAGTATTCAGAAATAAAAGATCAGATACTGAGCAATCCAGCAAATTATATTGACACGAAGTATCTTGAAGGATCTAAAAAAGAACTCGAAGGAAAAAGCGTTCCAGAACTCATCTCGATGATGAGGGGAGACAAGCTTGGGTCCCTTATGAATAGAAATGATGATGTAGGTGTTCTGGCTGGCATCGAGCTGATAAATAGACTTCAAGCTGAAGGAAGGACTGAAGCGATACCGTCTGTCCTTGAGGATCTTGCCAAGATGGGTACCTCTATTGGTAGGCTCCTCAGACAGTTCGGAGAACTGAAAACGTCTACCTCGTTTGGCATATATGGCATGATTTCTAGCCTTGCGGAAAGTCAGGGCAAAGTTCTTACCGACGATATGAAGACCAAACTTCAGGAGGCGGCTGAGAACTATATGGTTTCTTACAGAAATTATGAATCACTTGTTGACAGAGCTATAGCTGGAGAGGATCTTGAGGCTGAACTTAAGGAGGCTATGAACTCCTATCTAGAAGCTCAGAACAAGCTTGACACCATGGTAAATACTTTGGTTGACAAGAGCTGGTCAGACATAGGGATACAGCTTATGCAGGGTAATCTTTTGACGTCTATGTCTCAGGCTAAAAACATAGCCTATAACATAGCGCAGATGTTCCCAAGAACCATGGTGGACGTGGCATCTTATCCAATAGAAAAGCTTCTTAATGCCATGGGGGTAAAGTCCCCAGCTAAAAGAATCAGTATGGCTGCGTACTTGTACGGACTGAAGAAATTTGGATCTGGATGGGTCGAAGCGGCAGAGCAGGTTGTAACTGGAAAACAAAGAGAGACAACAGAATGGAGAATGGATAGAGGTTTTATGCCAGTCAGATCCTTGATTGCTGCTCTTTCTAATGACCTGCCCCAGACCAAAAGCGGAAGAGCATCCCTGAACTCAAGAGCAAAGCTTCTTGTGGCTGGCACCTTCGGGATCCCTGCTGAAACTATGTTTAGGTTACTGTCTCTTGGTGACATACCATTCAGAAGATATGCAGAGGCAACAGAGCTTTATCACATAGGTGTTGGCATGGGACTTAAAGGAGAGGAGCTTGCTAGATTCCTTAAGTACCCAAGCAGAGAAGCTATGGATAGAGCTAAGGACGAAGGAGCCAAGATGACATTCCAGAAAGAAGGCGGCCTTGCTAGAGGCAGCATGTGGATTATAAGTAATTTATCTAGAGGTCTTGGAAAGATGTTTGAGAACTCGAAAGGATTTGACGCTCCAGGATTCTTCAAGTTCTTCATAAGATCAAACGTCCCCTATGTTACTACGATTGCCAACTTTATGGAGGAGTCGCTCACCTACATATCTCCAGCATTCGGATCGGCTAGAGTGGTGTCTAACATCATGAACGGCAATGCTGATGAGGCAGCGAAGAACGCAACTAAAGTGATGGTTGGTCAGGTGTTTACTCAGATGTCCTTGCAACTCATTGCCAACGGAATAATAAGCCCTGGTGTCGAGTGGGAGGATGACGAAAAAACAAACCTGATGTATGACGTGATGCCTCCTAACAGCATAAACATCTCTGCTCTGAAGAGACTGCTGAACGGAGAGGACCCAGCTCCTATGGCAGATGACGTCTACAAGAGCTACCAAACTCTTGGCGTTATCGGATCCATCATGGGTGCCTATGCCCAGAGCATGACTAGAGACGCTGCTAAAGACGCTATAGAAAACCCAACTAAGGGCATTAACATCCTCAAGAGAGCACTAGGTATGGAGAATGCGGCCCTCATATCATACATGATGGATCAGAGCTTCTTGCAAGGTCTGAATGGAGTCTTTGAGATAATAACAGAGTCAGATCCAGAGAAACTCAACATAGCCATGGAGAAATATGCTGAGAGCTTGTTCAGGGCATACAGCGCAATGGCCATCCCTAACTTCTTCTCTGGTGCTAATATGGCTACAAGAGAGTTTATGCCAGACAAGAGAGATGCTGATCTTTCAGACAGGCTAATCAACCATGTAAAAGAAAGAACATTTAATACTGACGGTCTCCCCGTCAAGGTGAACTGGAAAGGAGAAAGAATTAGTCAGGCACCAAAGGGCGGGAGGCAGTTCGCTTACTACATGTTTGACCCCTACAAGACCAGCACGTCTGGAACTGATCCAGTCTCGATAGAAATACTCAATCTATATATGAGAACTGGAGAGCTGCCAAAGGCTATAGGCACTCCATACTACGCCTCTTCTGTACACAGAAAGCTTGAGGTTCCATCCTTCAGCAGGGGTAAAGCTCAGAAAGCCATGCAAAACCTTATGGCTAGCGGAGCCAAGTATGAGTTTGTTGGAAATACGCCAGAGGACTTTAGATTCTCCCTCACGGCTGAAGAACTAAACAACATACTTGAGATGTCTAATTCATTAAGGTACAAAGACATGCAGCAATTCATGCAGACCGATAAATTCAAGGGGATGTCTGACTCAGAAAAGATTGAAGCACTCGACGAGCTAAATAAGAAATACAACTCCATGCTTGAGTACTTGCCAGATGGAAGTTTCATGCCTCACTCCAAGTACTTGATACAGGTAATAGAAAACAAGTATTTAGAATCAAGATGAGAAAGAAACTAAAAGATACTAAGGTGGGGGCGTGGCTTAAGGACAAGGCACCTCAGGTTCTAGACACGGTAGGAGAACTGCTTCCTGACCAAGGCGCACTTGGCGTAGTCAAGAGGCTTATAGATCTTGATCCTAATATGACGGCACAGGAAAAGATGGAGTTCGAGAAGATGCTAATGGACTACGAGGCTAACGCTCAGAATAATGTAACCGAAAGATGGAAGTCGGATATGATGTCTGATTCTTGGCTATCAAAGAATATCAGGCCTATGATGCTTTCTTATCTAGTGGTTATCTTTACTATATTTGTTGCCACGGACAGCTTTGATAATCTGTCGTTTAACATAAAAGACTCTTATGTTGAAACGTTCAGTATACTCATGACAACTGCATTTACAGCATACTTCGCGGGAAGATCATACGAAAAGGTAAGACTAAACAGGAAATAATGGAGATAAGAAAAAAGCCAGTTGGATTTTATCAAGAGATACACGACTGTGATGCCTTTGCTCTTTTAAAGGCTATAGGCATAATAGTGATAACTCTTTTCTTGTGCTTCTCTTCGTGCGGATCGCCTGCCATTGCCCAAGAAGAGTGTGTTGTCCTTGGATCTCAGGGGAATCCATTGCCCATGGGTATGGTTAACTACGACAGAACAAACACAGAAAAAGAAATAAATTGTGTTGTTCACGTACTGCACGATAATCAATACTTTCCAAACAGCAACATAAACCTAGGCGTAATCCAAGGGGCATTTGAACAGCTAAATGTTGACTTCGATGGAACCAACATATCATTCAATCTTGTTCATACCACTTACACACACCTTGGGTCATTCTCTTGGGCAGACTCTTATAGGCAAGGTGGAGGGGTGTGCTTCCCTAATTACGGGACGCAGATGGCTCAGTGGACAAACATGGTTAAGTGGAACACGGCAGAGTATTGCAATGTCTACGTGGCCCCAGACTTCTGTTCGTCTATCCTTGGGTTCGCATGGGTGACATACTACCCTTGGTCAACGCTTGACGGAGTATGGGTTGAGACTGAGGTGTTTGGCGTCACTGGACCTCAGCTTACGTGGCGTTTTGAAAACGAGACGCTCACTCATGAGATGGGGCATTACTGTGGCCTTCACCACGTATTCAAGAACGGAGACGGCATCGTCTCTTCCTGCGGACAGAACATTGGTGACTGTGAACACACTGGCGACTACATATGCGACACCCCTCCTACTAAAGTAAGCCAGGGATGCCCTGAGGAGCCTGGCTACTATTGCCCAGAGGTGACGTATTATGGGGTTCCGTTTCAGGCAAATAATCACATGGACTACTGCCCAGAAGAGTGCAGAGACACATTTACTACTGGCCAGATAAACAGGATGCACGCCATGCTTGAGTACCAGAGGTCAGAGCTTTTCTCTGACGAAACTTTTTGTTTCGGAGATTTTGATGGGGATTGCCATGTCGGGACTAGCGACCTTCTCTATCTTCTTTCTTATTACGAGTGTCAAGGATGTACTCAGGGTGACTTAGACCTAGATCATAACGTAACGTCAAATGACTTAAATTTGTTGCTGTCGGTATATGGCGATGAATGTAACTGCGGAGGCTTGCAGCTACAGCGTCACCCAGCAAGAAAGCCAGAAGACATGATGGAGGTAATACAAAAAATAAAACAATAAGATGTCAAACGAACCTAAGGTAATCAAGAGATTTGGAAGGGAAAAGATCATCAATAAAGGATCTTGGACCGTTGGGATTGACGGAAAGGAAGTTCCGTTTGAAGGAAAAGAAGTTGTTGTCTCCAAGAATGGAGCTATTATAAAGAAGAAGTTTAAGGCCGTAGGTAGCGCTCCAGATGGGGCCAAGATTAGAATAAACGACAAGACCAGAATAACTGGCGGATCTAGAAGGTAATACTTAAACTAAACATATATGCCCGTTATGTAACCTAAGGGCAAAAAGAAAGGGGCTCGCGCCCCTTTCCTGTTATCTGCATATACCGAAATGGTATAGCTGACTTATCCAGCATTGAGAGACATGCTTCATCGTACTGGGCATGCTCCTGAATCACAGTCAGAAACCTCAACCTCATCGAACCCAAGGCTAGACAGGCCAGTGATAGGTTCAACCTTAGCGCTCATCTCAATGTACGTGGCCTCATCGATCTCCTCTAAAGGAGCTTGATCAAACCCGTGGTCAGAGTGCAGCAAGAAAGAGACCGACTTCACAATGTGCAGGTTGTTTTTCAACCACAGCTTGATGTCGTCCAACTCATGGAGTCTGTAGTAGATGGTCACAGACACAGCGTTATCAGACCACTCTTTCTGCAACCGCTTGATAACTTCCAGCTGATCAATCGCCGTCATGTCCTTCGCCAAAGTTGTCCCTTGGGGAAACTTGCATGGGAAGCTTACAACGCTTGTGCCCCTGTCAAGTGTTCCGTCGAAGTTGCGGACATACTCTACATGATACCCTTTGTCCTTAGCAACCGCCACTAGCTCGCTCTCAGAAGCCATACGGATTCTGCGGATGTAGTACTGGCTGTATGCTGGATGCGCTCCTGGGGTGACGCCAGCAAGAAGGCTGAGCGTTCCAGACGGCTTCACCGTAGTGAGCTTGATGCTCTTAGGGAAACCAGCGAGCCTAGAGTATTCGTCGTCGTAGCTTCTGAGATAGCTGTAGCACAAGTCAAGCCATGAACGCTGCTCCTCAGTAGCCTGAAGGTATCCAGTGACACCAATTCCCATACGCATGTTCTTGTGTACGATGTGCTCGGTTTCTTTCACGGCGCACTTGATGGCAAGGCTATGCTTGTTGACCCTGTACAAGTACGTTGCAACCTTCTTCAGCTCTTCGTAGGACTCTATGTTGGGCAGGTAGATCTCAGCCAAGCAGCACGTCTCGAAGTTCGCGAGGCTTTGCTCTGCACATGGATTGAATCCTTGCACGTCTGGGTCAGGGTATTGAGTCTCTCCAGTGCGCCCCATCTTACGTGAGGCAGTCAGGTTGATGATGCCGTATGGCTCTCCATTCCCGTTGTATCCTTCCCAGAACGACTCATGAACGTTGTCGATGTTACCACACACAACGCTGTTGTTTGACATCGCTCTCCAGTTCGGAACATTACCAAGATCCCAGCGCTTAGCGTTCAGGTACTCTACATCGTCTGCGTCACCAATGGCGATCTGCGCTGAGCGTCTAACGTTACCAGCTACCACGATGCGGCCAATTATGTTCATGATGTCGAGACAATCTACTGGCTTGAGAAACTGAGCGTTCTTGGAGTTTAGGATTTTGTTTATCTCCATCATACCCCATACCAAATCCTCTGGCCCTGATGCCGTACCACCGAATCCCTTAATTGGTGTGCCCTTGGCTCTGATGAGATGCGTTGCGAAGGTGAATCCCTTTCCAGTAACGAACGATGCCTCAAGGACACGTCTGAGCAACTCTACCCATCCTTCTCTGCTGTCGGGAACGATGAAGTCCGCATCATTCTTGTCAACCCTTTCGATGTGGACGTTTGCCCGTGGACGAGGAAGTTCCTGTACATTCTCTCTCTGGATGTTGAACCCTACGCCACTGCCAAGCATGAGCATTTCGAATGCCCAAGTGAATGGCCTGATGGGATGATCCACTACCACGAAAGCGCAGTTCTGAAGCGATGGGAGCCCAAGGCGATCCACGGTCTCAGTGCCAAGCTGCCACAGGAATCGCCCTGCTACGGTTCCCTTCAGGGACAACATGATTTGCCTCAGGTCTTCTTGTTCCTGATCAGAGAAACCACACCCAAGTTGATCATTGCAAGCTTTTACAACGCGCTCAACCGTCTCAGGCCACTCTTCTGTACGTCCTTCGTAAGGACGGGCATAGGTACGCTTAAAGACAGGGTACCCTACTTCCCCCCACGGAGTGAGGGAGCTAACATTTGAAACAGACATTTTTTTTTGGTGTTTTTTAATTGGACAAGGCGGCAAATCTACCTATAATCTAAGTGGTAGTACCACACTCTATATGAATCGATTGTCATCAAATCGAGTATAGAGATCTTCGTTATAACATCGCTTCTTCCTTGTCTTTGATATTTTTTCTTGTACGCATCTAGAGGGTGCTTCACAAAGACGTCCTCTACATTCTCTTCACAGTATCTGGCAAGATCTTGCCTGTTGACTATGCAGAATCCTCCTTCTTCTGGCATGTCAAAGGCGATGATATGGGCTGACCCATACATCCATCCTGTGTCTCCGTTGACGTTCTTGAACTCGCACCATATCTCATGTGGCAAGTTGTTTCCTTTCACGTCAACGCCCCACCTTTGGTCACCCCCATAGGCCATCCAGAAGTCTACGTGCTCTCTGGTGTCTTCTGTTCTGGTGGACTTCTCTACAGTCAAGCCTAAGGCCTGTGCCGCAGACTTAAACCTTACTTCAGCGACCTTTCCTGTGGTCGTCGAATATGCTCGTCTGTTGGGGTTGACCATTGAGATGGTGGTGTTCTGAGTATTGAACTACAGCCTCCCTTATCATATCCATCTCAAGCAATGCCTTCATCCTGAATGAGGAAACCAGATTTGTAACCTGACCTGGGTGAACTTTGGGGTCACCATTCCCATCAAACAGATCCTCGTAGAGTTCTGTTGCGATTATTTGGAGTCTTTCTGTTGCTAGGGCGTACACCCTCGCCAGATCCTCCTTTGTTAGATCTATCATCCTTGATTATGCTTATTGCTTCTTCAATTTGTGCTCTGTTCTTAACTATGAAAAGCTTCGGTTTGTTTTCAAAGTTACGAAGGTAGTTGAGGAAAAGCTTCCATCTCATAGGAAAATCATGATGTGAAGGAGTAAATCCCTTTGTCTCTATGATCCAGCTTCCGTCTTTAGCCACGAAATCGGGTGTATACTTTATGGGGAGAACCGCCTTATTGGTTCTGTCTGACAGGTCTTTACCTGAGGCAGTCATCTTTAAGTATACGCCATTGTAAACGAACTGATCCATCAGGACATACTCATTTTCCTCATAGACAAATTCTAGGCCGTTGTCACAAAGTAAGTCAGCGCACTGCTTTTCAAGGCTGCTTTTGTAGCGGCCCAAGTGCTTTTTACGAGCACTGGACCTGGGCTGCGTGCCCTGCTTTACTTTCTTCACACGGCAAAGTTACACCCTATTTCTGGTTGCTAGACATGAATTAAGCGTTAATTGAATTGATGATATACATCAAACTGTAAACCAGCTGGTTCGAACAACTCTCTTCCAGTTGAATTTATCCTGAATGCAGTCATCGGAGTGTTCATAGTGAAGGTGATTGGGTTGTCTATTGGCGATGGTGCGCCTCCAGTCTCTGTCTCCCTCACTTTACGCACATGGAGTTCAGTTGTTTTGCGAAGACTTGGGTCTGGCGCCTGAACCTTTCTGTGTATAGTTACGAAGCAGTCTGCCCTGTTGACAAACTTGCCCCCTCCTTCAGTGTCCTCTGCATACGGAGCCACAGGCAGACCGTCATCCCCCTTCCTGCGCTGAGCCTCAGTCACAGCGTGCATGTTCAACCACACAGCAATGTTGTTCGCCTTGCTGAACGTCAGGAACTCTGACGCAGCTTCGTAGTGATAGTCATGCACCCCGATGTTTGAGTTCCCCATGTCCAGCTTGAGGCTGTTGTATGGATCTACGAACACGGCATCCACAGGTTGGTGGCGCAGCACCTTCTCCAAGAACAGGATAATCTCAGCGTAGCTATACACTTGGTTGTTGTTGATCACCGTGAAGTGTTCTTGCACCCATTTGTAAGCGGTCTTGCGCTGGTCGTAAGACATCTCGTTCACTCGCTTGTTGAACCCGAACTGCATCAGCGTCATCTTAAGCGAAGAGGTCCTGTTCTCAGAGGAGTACACTACCCACTTCCATCCGTGACGCACAGCTGCATTCACCATGAGATACAGGGCCATGGTCGTCTTGCCTACGTTGCTGTGGCCGTTGATGATCAGGAACTCTTTCTTATACCTGAAGTATTTGTCAAGCTCTTGATCGCCCGTGTCAAGCCCAACCTGGATGTTGCCGTTGGCGTAGCTGTCAATCCACCTGAAGTCCTCGTCGTCAGACGACACGAAAGACATGTCACCATCGCTCAAGAGCATCTCTCGCTGAGCGCTCTTCTCGTTAGACATAAGCGTCTTGATGGGGTCCTTCTTTCCAAGCTCGATACCATCCCTGATGGTAGCCAGAGCCTGATCTTCTGACTCGATGTTCTTCTTGCAGATCTCCCTATGCAACACCCTTACGACTTCCTCCTCTTCCATCCTCCCAGCGGATATGTAACCTCCGCATAGACGGGCAGACTTTAGGAGAGCCGCATGCTTGGCGCCGTCCTCTGCAACCCTGATCATCTTGGCTGCAAGATTCAGCTTCATGTAGTCGGTGTAGTGATCTTTAGATACCGCTACCTGACTGTCGCTACGCTCACTCGTGAAGGCACCAAACTTATCAGCAGATTCATTGACTACGATGTCTGGATCGAAGGACTCAAAACAGGCCCTAGATTCGTTGATCCCTGACTCGTCTGGGCTTACGCCGTACTGCTTGTTAAAGTACGTTTTAAGGGCCCTGAAATGGTCCCTGTGGCGCTCTGGATTCGTGACCCTTACGAGAAGCTTGATGCCATCTCCAGAAGGAGAGATCCAAGTCGCATAAGCATACGGGTCCGTGGCTAGCACAGACTTCGTCATAGACGCTGAGTCTACGTGGTCGAAGTCCAGAACGATAAACCCACTGTGGTCAAACAGTCCGTCATCAGATCTGTCTGAGAACTGACCGCTGAACAGGACGATGGGTAGCTTTTTCTTGGCTTCCTTGTCGCCATTCCGAACCAGTTCTATAGCATCCTTGCTAGACCCCTCTGCGATCCTCCGAAGGGCGTAACCCATGGAGATATAACGAGGTGCCTTCGTGTGGTAGATGCTCTCAAAGATTGTTACTTGCATTGCCCGTACTTTAACTCAGCCGCCTTGTCTAAGTACCACTTAGCCTTCATGATGTCTTTGTCAGCCGTCTCGCCAAGCTTTGTGCCAGCACGCATCTTGTACTTGAAGGCGTTCATCTCGCAAAAGGAGATAAACTTCTCAACCCCCCAGATGTCTATCATCATCTCCCAAGCCTCTTTAGAGAACTCATTGTAGTGGCGGGGGCTGTTTATGAACTCATATTTTTCTTCCATAGGAACTTGTGATTGATTACTTTTTTGACTATGATTTTTCTTTCACCCTTGTAGGTGGATGGGTAACACTGCCTCTCGATTATTGATCGACTGTGGTCGTCTGCCATGATGTCTCCTGGGTCAGGTGAAGAACACAGGCACCAAACCTCCTTGTTTGTTACCCTCTTGTCCTTCTTGTATGCCACCAGAAGATTGCAGTAGACTATATCTTTTTTTTCGTTCATATGACGTCGAGCTTGAATTTTCTTTTGATCAGGGGAACCATCTCTTCCAGAGAGAGAGACTTACCAGAGCATGAAGCTGACTCCATGACTACGCAGTTGTCTCCTTTCTTATTCTCTATCATCACGATGGTGAAGTCCTCTGTGTTGCTTGGTATAGACACTACGTATCCTTCGTGCTCTAGTATGATGCAGAAGAAAGAAACTTGCTTACCTTCTTTTCCAACACCGCTAAAAGAGTGAGGGCCGATGAGTTCTAAACCCTTCAGCCCCCACTCTAGAACGGCGTAAAGCCCGAATACTTTAGAAGGGGAGATCCTCTTCAGACGCACTTGGCTTACTTGAGTAAGAGGACTTGCTCTCTTGTTTCTCTTTGGCCTTCTCGCTGTTGGGATCCCATACAGTGGCGAATGATCGACCATTCTTGCTCACACCTACCGTCAAGAACACGTTACCCCCAGTTCCGTCTGGCTTTTTAGGGGTGCTATATCGCTTGATCAGGTCTTCAAGCTCGTTGACCTTGAGGCGAAGACGTTGTGACACGTACTTGCCTTCTTCGTTGTACTTGGGGTCTTCTGCGTATCCTACGAATACGGAGTCATACTTTTTTGAGTTGTCGCTCATTTGAAATGAATTAAAAAAGGTGAATTAAAAGGGTCATGATTGCTACGTAGCACAGAAGTGCTAGCCCAGAAATGATGGGCGCTTTGATGTTGTTTGTCATACTTCGAAATAATTAAAGTCTTTCATTGGATCTTCCTGTGCCTCCATGAAGTTGTTGATCTTGCTTATGGCTTGAAAGAACTTCATCTCTCCCTTGAAAAGGGTTTCTTCTGTACACTTGACGACTGCTGGTAGATATGGGTATGCCTTCTCTTGCACAACCCAGAAGAACGTGTTGATCCCAATGGCTTTGCAGTAGATGTAAGCCTGAATGTCGTAGCACAGCTTGTTGACGTCATACCTGAAGCCATCGACGCTACGTGTAGACTTGCTGTCTGAAATAAAGCCATTGCCAAGGCAATCAAGATAACCCTTAACAGTAACGCCATTGATCTTCGTGTATATTTCTTTTTGGTATTCGCCAACAAGGTATTGCTGGTATACGCCACAGGAATGGAGGCGGTCGATCATCTCGTTAGCTGTCTTCCAGTCTTCATGGCTGCAAACCATCTTGCCTTTGCTCTTGAGTTCTTCCTCGATTGAATCCTTTGCCTCTTTGTACTCTTTCGTGGCCTTGGGGGACTTGGTCGATTGAGTAGCGGCAGAGCATCGTTCCATGATAGCATCATGATCAAGGACAACATACGTACTCATCGCTTTATCTGCATCGAATAGAAGCATGTCGTACATAGACCCAAACTCCAGCGCGTCTGACTTGTGGTCAAGCAGACCTCTCATATGAAGGTCGAAGAGAGCCGTGTCGGTGAGGGCCCTCTTGATGGAAGAGTACGACAAGTGTTCCTTGCCGTACCGATCCATCAATTTCTCCGAGAGGTTCATCGAACGAACTTCTTGATGGCTTCTTTCTGTCGGTCGGACAGGTCGTTGCCATACTTAGCTACCACGTTCTCGTAAGCCTTCTTCTTGTCGGAAGCAGACTTGATGTAGGCGATAGCCTTATCCATGATGGATGGCTCTTGGCTGGCCTCTTCTTCTGCAATGGCGTCACGTGCAGCTGCACCTCCGATTGGAACGCTACCCATAGGCTTCGCTGGCTCCTTACCGTGGGTGTTGGTAGAGTCGCTATCCTTGGTGTCGTCGATCAGGAACATGCCATTGAGAGCATACTTGCGAGCATAAGATGACGTTGCGCCAGTAACCTGTGATGCATCCATGCCCTTCTTGGTCTCTTCTTCACGAGCATAGGCATTCACGCTGTGTGCGTTCCCATCATGGTCAAAGACAGTTACCGTGGACATGATGTATACACGGCTACCATGCTCTTCGATCCTATCGGAGATAGTCATGGTAAGTCCATGCTTCATAAGCAATGGCTTCACCGCTTCGAGGATGTCCTCGCATGAGCGATAGTTGTACTTACCGAAGGAATTGAACTGGCCTTTGGGGGCCTTTAAATCTGACTGAACAGCCAGCAACTTTGATTGAATGTTCATTTAAAATGAATTAAGGGTTTGTGTTTTTTTTGATATAAAAGGACGAGCTTTGTTTCATCAGGCTCAACACGTAAGCCCGTTGCAGACTCTCTCTGCACACCATGCGCTTGTCCAGTCGGTCAGCGTTCTGACCTTAGGTCTTTTACGATAGTGTAAACCTTCACATACGAGCACATGAAGTCAAGCATGTTGTTCGTGGAGCTTAGGTACATCTTATCGAAGTCTGTTTTGTTCGATAGGTTTCCTGCGATTGATTCTATCTCAAGCTCAGGATGATCGTGCATGTTAAGGACTTTCTTTGCTTTGATTATTACTTCCGTGTGTTCTTTGAATCCACTTGAGTAATCCTCAAGTATGGAGGAGACATCTGTGTCGATCCAGTCGTCAATCCCTGCATCTACTATGTCACCTATGATGATGGACTTTGATCCTCTCCTTATTGATGGGTCAGACATTACCATCTCTATAACATCATTCTCAGTTACCATCTTCTGCTCTTGATACTTTGACCAGCTTGACGTTTTTGCCTCTTGACACGGCGAGACTCCTGCTTGGGGTCAAGAACGTGTCACCGTCCCTGTCGTATGAGTACGTGAACTCTAGCTCGGTTCCAACTTGAACTCCATGAAAATTGTAATCGTGCATGACGTTACGGGTTTGAGTTTTTAGATGCCGCAAAGATAAGCCTCAGAAAGGTATGAGTCAAGTCCTTGGGCAACATTATTATTCGTCAAAGTCACAGGATTCAGGTTTGCAAGAGTGCATTGACTCCAATGACGTCAGTAAGTTGTGCACGCAACATTCAGCAGGAGGGACCGCTTTCTTGGTGCTGGAGCACGCCGCAAGGGTTAACGGCAAGATCAAAATTAACTTGTTCATTTCTGTTGCTTAAAAGGTTTCTGTTGACCACTTCGAGGGCCGTGATGTACATGACGTCATAGCCTCCCCAGTGCTTGTAGTTTCCATCGTGATTTCTACGGTGATGGATGACCGTTGCGTGATTTATGCCAAGCGTTCTTGCGACTTCGGAGATACTGAACCTTGTAGTCAAGGCTGCCAAGATAGCTGAGCGAGGCCTTACATGTTCCGCAAGCCTCGACTTCAGTGCCATCGCTTTTTGTTCTCGCGTCATCTCAAATCCCAAGATACACATGTAGCACTCGTCTACGAGATCCATTACTTCTTTACTCATACCATAAAGATAGGTGGTGAACTTGCGTTTGTTGTGTTTAGCTCGAAGGCATATACGTAGTAGTCGTAATGCTTCCCGAACTCTTCTTTGTGGTCTTTCGCCGCTTGGATAGCCGCGTCTCTGTCGTCAAAGACACCGACAGGAAAGGTGAAAATCTCTAATCGAGAATTTCTTGTTGCTGTGATCACATACATGTCTGTGTTATTTGGTAAAACCAAAGTTCTCAGCGTCATCCACTATGACACTCAGCTTGCTCAGGAGTATGTCAGAGTCCCCCTTGCGGAGGTACTCTGCATACGCCTCAAGCACTCGATCCAAGAGCTTGGTTTTGTCTACTAGTTCGTTCTGTCTTTGGATGTGGTTCATCTCTTGTGTGATGTTCATTGTGTCGGCTAATTTAGATTACTGATTGAGATGCAAGCTTGAAGCCTACGTTGTCCATGTTGTTGTAGATGCCAGAGTACTTGTTGGCCTCACGGCTGTCTGCGTTCTTGCTTGACAGGTGTGTAGTGAACTTGGTGAGTCCGCTGAACATGCCCCAAGCAGTGTTGCCCTTCTGCGCCATCTCAGATCGGATCGCCTCTTTGAGGACCTCAGCCCGATTGAATCGCTTAGCGTTGGTGTTTTCCTTGGTGTCAACGGCGAAGTCAACCTTGAAGATGTTCTTGATGAACTCCTCTACATCTCGAGGCTTCACCAGCTTCTTCGACATGGCCATCATGGTCTCTGCGGTGCGCTCTGCCTCAAGTACAGACTCGTCGATCATGGGCATGTTCAAGCTGATCATGTTCAATACTTCGTCGATCGATCGGCGGGTATGACGTGCGCTGCTATTCATACTCTTGACGGCACGGTGGAATGTGTTTTGGCAGCTGATGGTGATGTTGGTGCTGCCCCAAGACAAGGCAGTCGTCCCGTCATGTGAGTTGAGACATGTGCTGTAGAAGTTTACTTTGTCTTTGTTGTCGCCGATCCCGTCGATGGACACTGGCGAGACAAGCTGCACGTAGGTCTTACGACCGCCTTGGAAGCATCCAGCTTTGTGAATCTCCATGTTGGCCATGCTTGAGATCGACTTCACAAGCTCCAGCATCTGATGATTCTGAAATTCTGCGTAGCCAGATTTTACTGACGCAAACACGTCACGGTTGTCTTGACGCACTACAGCGAAGATGTCAGTTGGCGTGCCGTCTGCAAGGAAGAGCTGTTCTTTCTGAACCAGCCAGTTCAGGGTTTCGAATGAGTTGTTCATGTTGTTCTGTGTTTAGAGTTCAGAGGTGAAGTTTGGGTGAAAGCCGAAGCGGCTTAGAAAAAGCTTTAAGTAAAGCGAGATAATCATTTGATTGACAGTTTGTTATTGGTTATCGGTTCCACCGATTTTTAATCGTGACCCATACGGTTGCTTGCAGCTGATGTGGCTTCAGGCCCAGCTCGTTAGCTACCTTGATGGTCTCCTGTTCGATGACAGAATACTGCTTTGAGGTGATGGTCTCCTTCACTTGCACAGGGGTCTTGCTCGTGGTTTGGCAAGCCCTGATATGCCAGCGGTCGATGGTGACGTGATTGGGATCCTCATCGCCGATATTCTTTGCGAAGGCATAGGTCTTAGGTGAGGACTTGAGCATCTTCTGACTGCCGTTTGCGATCAAGAAAGCACGCTTCTTGTTCGTGTTGAAGGTGGACACCTTCACTTGGCTTTGGTCAATCCCAAGCGCCACTGCTGACAAAACAATCTCTGCGTCGATCTTATTGCGGCCCCACTTGTTGTTAGGTGATAACGCACTGACAACACCTGCTGCAACCACCTTGCTTACGTTGTATTTCTCAGAGAGAAACTGGCAGAACACGCTTGCTTCGGAGTACCAACGTTCTCCTTCGTACCTGTCTTCGCTGGTGGACTGAGCGTACCAGTGCTTCAGGTTTCGGCGGACGCGCTTCCTGACCTCTGCGTCCTTAACTACTTCATTGATTTTCATTTGATTGTGTTTTTAGTTTTACTAATTCGTTTCTTAGTTCGGTGTTGGTCCTGATGGTCACTAGCCATCCAAGCAACACGCAGATCCACATGGATGTCTGATAGTATGGCTCTATCATTTGTTTGGTTCACCAAAGAACAGATTCAGTTGAGGTTCATACCTTGCCTTGAAGTCCGTCCTTACCGTTATGTGAGACTCGCTCTCCCTTACCCACATTTGATACGGGTGAAGGATGTCGAATAGTATGTTGAGGTTTCCTTGAAGTTTGTCTAGCCCCATGTGTGGGGCGTTCTGTTCAAGGTACATCTGTTTGTATGTCTTTTTCTCGCTCATCTTCGTTGTTTACTAAGTCCCACAAGTAATCTGATTCGTAGAATAGTTCGGGTTCGTCTACTAGGTTAGGCTTCTTAATCGTGATGTCTTCCTGAGGTTTCCATGACGGGTACACCTTTTGGAACATCTTGATCGCATGCCTCACATCAGATGGTGCATAGGTATGCCGACCGTTTGCATACCTGATGGCCATCCAAATCACTGACTCGAAGCATTGTGTAAGGGTCGTGATTGTTTCCTTGGTTTCTTTGTGCATTCCCATGACGTGAATTTTAGGCGCATGACGTTATTATTGGGCGCTATCGGGTATACTTCCGTCCATTTTGGGCGCATCTATACCCGTTTGGGATTGTTCAGCCTCGAACATCCTCTCGCATTCGTCCTTTTTGACTACGGCGTAATCAAGACATGGACACCATACGTATGAGGCGTCGAATCGTCTGCGTAACTCATTCATAGCGGCGTCAGCTATGTCGTTGTTGGGGCCCTCGGCCAACTCAATCAACTCATCTTCAGGTAGTTCGTTCATGATTCTGAAATCTTTTTATCTACAAATTCTTGGATTGCATCCAACCAATCACCATCCCATATCCTCATGTTTCTGCCGCTGTACATCTGCTCAAACTCTTCCGACCAATCGATAGCGTGATCTATGTAGTTGATGAGATGCATGGGCAGGTCTCTTGCCTCCAGTTCAACTGACATCATGACGAGTGTCTCAAGGTACTCTCGCAGTCCGTTGGGGTATTTCTTTTCTTGTGACATGAGTTTTAATCTTTGATTAAGCGGACAGAGAAGCCGCTTCGTGAGTTGGAGTAGTCACGGAAGACATTCGAGCCTCCAGAGTCCAGGTGGCGGTTCCATGCGTACGTTTTAAACGCGGAGGACGTGGAGGAAGACCACCAAAACCCGTGGTAGCCCTGAATGAAGAAGTAACCATAGTCGTCTCGGTATCCTGAAGGGGTGCCATTGAATCCTTTGACGGGCCCAATTCCGTTCCACTTTTTCGTCGATTTCAACAAGTTACCCGCTTTCTCATTACCACCGCAGTAGTCAACAAGCTGTTGCCACTCGTCATCTGACGGCACGTGGAATCCTGTAGGTGCAAGACCTCGCGGGTCGTTGACTGCGTACCAGTTGTAGTAACACTCTCCGTTTTCGGGGTTGATGCACATGGCAGATTCTTGCAGCATCACCCACTCGTCGGAATCCTGAATAATCGGAATAGGGTCTCCGTTACGGAACTTGAACACTCGGAGGTTCTTCGTTGTCCAAACTTGCGATCCGATTTGAATAGTTTTCATGCTTGTTTGTATAAGCGGTTTTCGATTGAAACGATTGTCTTGTGGGTTGTCCCATCTAAGATGTTGCCGTTGATGTCCGTCCAATTCGGCTGACGTTTGGGGTTGTAGAACACCCTGCACTTCTCGTAGGTGAGTGTGAGCGGCGCGTCATTCGTGGGCATAACCTCAAGTGATTCGCATGCCACCCATGAGCACACACTCTTGTTCTGCCCCTCAAAGATTTTCTTTGCAGTCGAGGCGCGGTTAACCAACCTTGCGTTGGTCATGGTGAGGCGAACTTCTGACGGGTCGTAGTAGGAGACAGCATCTCCAATCCTGACCTGCCAATGCATGAAGTGAACGCCCTTGCTGAGGTGAAACCTGACCTTGATACGGCTCATGGTTGCTTGCTGTTTGAGTTCCTGATGATTTGGTCTGCACAAAGCAGTGCATACGTCCTCTGTTGTGTGTACGTACCCGCCACCTGAGGTGAGGGGAGATCAACTCCGTTGTACGTTTTCTCGTTCCGCAGGATGGCCTCTGCGATGGCGTTTCGTTCTGTGTACCGCATGATTAGAGTTGTGTGAGGTCAATGAGGATGTCACCCGATGGGCTGACGTATTGTTGGTCGATGAGGAACCTTGCGGTTCGTTGGTAGTGTCCTTGCAGGCCCCGTATCATGCCTGACTTGATGAGGTGTCCAAACAGGTGGAGCGTTTGCTGCTCCGTGAGGTCGCCGTTTTCGTAGGCGAAGATGAGGTCGAGTTCTTGGTCGGTAGTCATGACGTTACGCTTTATTTTTTGCATGTACAATTACATCTACTTCGTAGCATTCGGAGTATAGTCCGCTGACAGCACACAGCTCAAACGATGGTTCCTGTGGCTCTCCTGCCATAACGAGCAGGTAGCTGATGTCCTCGTCGGGGTGACGCCGTTGTATGATGTTCCTGATGTCCATGAAGAAGTCATCGAGTGGCTTCAGCTCTTCGGTCGTCATCCCTGAGTAGTCGTAGTTCACGATAGCGGGGAGGTAGGAACCTGAGATGCTCAGGGTGTCGAACTTATAGATTTCGGTGGTTGTTTTCATGACGTGATGTGTTTAGACGAAAAAGTATTCCTTGAGTGATTGCAGGTCCTCGTTGACCTTAGCGCTGCTTCCCTTGAGGCCGAAGTAAGCCTTGATGTCAGACACCTTGAAGTGGCGGTGTGGCTTCAATCCCTTTGTGTACAGGTTCATCTGACTTGACGCTATAATCAAGTTGTAAAGACAAAACTTGATGTCCCGACTTCCTTGGGAAGATGCAATGTGGATGGTCTTCGGGTCATCCGATATGATGTCTTGGTAGAACTTGGAGGACTTTTCAACGGATACTCCGTTGATGGTTGTTTTGATAGTGCTCATAACGTAATGTTATTGGGTTTGATTTAGAAGTCAGGGCGGAATCGAACCGCCACGGACATGGAGTCCGTTCCCGTAGGCTGCGCCGCAGCTTCCCCTACGCTGACTTGATGTGATTAGGCCGTCTTATTCAGCCATTTGGCATAAGGGAATCCGCTTTTTCCGAGCAGGTAGACGCAGTACGATCCGTTACGGGTGACGTGAACTCTCCGACCTTCGAACTCATCCTCCGTAGGAGTGCCAATCCAAACGGGGTATCCAGCTCCTGACTTACCAACAGCCACCACATAACGTGCTCCACTAGAGGTTTTCAGGATGTCGAACTGCTTGCCGTCTACGACGAACTTGTCGTTGGTGGCCACACCTGAGGTGACATCAAATCCGCCGCCTCCTGAGGAGGTTTTCGCTTCGAAGTTCGACTGAGCGGAAACTGCTGCGCCGATGGCGAGCAAAGAAACAAAAATGAACGTTTTCATTGAAAATGAATTAAAGGGTTTGTTTGTGATTAAATTGCTGATTCAGTGATGTTTGCATCATCTTCGATGATGTCGCTGTCTTCCCACTCCGTCCAGTACCACAGCACGTCATACAGGTCGTCGAGCTGCTCAAGTACGACGATGTCGTCGTCAGAGAATTCGACACAGTACTGTTCTGAAAGAACTTTCATGAGTGACGCTACGTCTGAGGCATGGTACATTCCATCATCGACGACATAGCCTTCGTACATCCCCTGTCCCGTGACGGAGCAGTAGCGTGGGTACTTGATTGAGTTTTCCATTGTTGTGTTGTTTGATGCTGCAAAGATAAGGAAAGGAATTCGACAATTCCAAATTTATTTTTTTAACCTACGGTTACTTTTTCTGCTACGCTCACCGCACACCCTGCGGCGCAGTCGTAGTAGGCACGCTGATGGTTGGCAATCGAGAACTCAAGGACTTCGTCCTCATGTGTGAAGTGACGTGAGATGTCACCCACGACTTTGCCGTTCTCAACCCATGCCCCGATGTACAATCCGTACATCTCGTCGTCGTCGTAGCCGTTTGGTAACCGCCCTCCCCTCTCGATAATTCTCATGGCAAGCTCCAAGAACAAGCTACGCAAAGCGTAGATATTCTCAGTTGATTCACAGAAGGCTTCGCCTTGACCGCCGAAGTCCTCATATGACGCCATGTACCCATGGTCGGGGGCGGTGTCGAATCTCATACTCACCATTTTATATGGTGAACCGAGGGACCCCACAGGCTTGAACATGATCGAGGCTCCGCCTTGATTCTGAATTCCGTTAACAAAGGCTTGCATAGCAGCCTCAATGTTGTAAGACATTGAAAGAGTGTTCATGACGTGACGTGTTATCGTGTGACTTGTCGTTTGATTGCGTTGTAAAACAACTTGGTAACTTGGTGGAATTCCTCAGCCCACTCGTCCATGCTCGTGGCGTCATACCCGTCTAGGCCTGACACCATGACCACCTTTGCCATGTGAGGAAGGTCCTCGAAATCTACCGCCGCAAAATCGTCGGCTTCAGGCCCTGCCCATGGGGTTCGCGTCAGGTAACCTGGGTACCATGTGTGGTTCTCATCCGCAGAACGTAGTTCTGCATTTAACTTCTTGAGGTCTGTGGCGATGAATACTACGTATTCTTCGTTCCACCAGTAGCGTGATTCGCTTGACATGACGTTATGTGTTAGGCGTTATGGTCCATTACCATCATTTGCTCTCTTACAGAGAGCGTGTTGAAATCGTCGCTGTTTACGACTGCATCGATACCGAAGGTATCTGCGAACTCGAGGATGATTCGCAACTTGTGTGACATGACGTTGTCCATGAGTGTTGGGGTTTGATTGATGACCACAAAGATACGGAACTGAATTCCACAATTCCAAATTTATTTTTTCAAGCGTAGCTTGGTTTCGTGACCCCGCTTGTACCGCATAGCATGTGTGTGCAGGTCATGACGTGACGTCACGATAGCCCCCGCAAGGGGTCGACAGAATGCCTTAGAAAGGCATCCCGTCGAAGTCGCTGTCGAGGAGCATGTCAGCAAAGGCTTCAGCCTTAGCTGAACGCTTAGCAGCAGGCTTAGCCTTCGGCTTAGCCTCGAGAGCAGCAACCCTAGCCTCAAGTGAGGTGATGTCGTTACGAACTTCGTTCGTAGCTTCAGCGTTGGCCGATGCAAGCTCTGTAAGAGCTTGAAGGGCGGTCTGCATCCGAAGCATAGCTTCGTTGGACTTAGCATTCACCTTCGGTGAAGCGACTGCTGTCTCACGCTTGGCGTTACGCTCAGCAGCCTCGGCTTGTTGCTTTGCAACACGGTCAGCAGCCACAGCTTTGTCGGCTTTGGTCACAGCAAACCCCTTTGGGGTTGCTGCTGCAATCTCCTGTTTGTCAGCAATCTTCTCCGTAGGAGAAGGCTTGGTGGTCTTCACAGGCTTGGCCTGACGCTTAGCAGCTTTAGCTGCTTGAGGCTTGGCCTTGGCAACCTTGTTCCCTTCGGGAACGTCGATGGCTGAGATGGACGATGCCAACTCCATAAGGAGTTGTAGGGCATGGTCCTTGCGCTCTGCGGTGGGACGGCAGGACAGGGCGTTGACAGTTGACCGAAGGTCAGAGAGGAGGGTGGTGTAGTTCAGCATAGCTGAGGTTGATTTGATTCGGCTCCAACAGCGAAACCGATGGCCCAAAGGTACTACGGCGAATCCCAGAATTCCAAACAAAATTCCGATTATTTTTTCCTGATAAAAAAGTTAATACCCCTTTAGGGGTATTAAAAGACCCCATCAGATCGCGCAGGCGTAGCGCAAGCAGGTGCAGGCGATGTGTGTGCGCGTGACGTGACGTGATGCCCGCATGATGCAGCCGCGATGCCAGCGTGACGCCCGTGTGCACTCCCCCCTGACGTGAGGTCTGAGCAGGAAGGTTTAGGTGAGGTTTTGTTCCTTGCTGAAAACCAGCTGAATACAACGACTTTCTTGCAGTTCTGCTTCAACCAAAGGTGCTTAACTTCCTCAGATTCAGTCAAAAAGCTGAAAAGTATGATGAATTAAGCTGAAAGCTTAGGGGACGGGGTCTCGCGTTTGCGTTTCGGGTTGCGTTACGTGACGTCATGTATGTGGCGGAATCCCCAACCCCTGTATAACTCGGTAAAATTTACACTCGTATGGTGAACGAGGGCAAAAAACGTGGAATTTTACTCTCGTTAGGATCTGTGAATAAAAAGGCCCACACACCTACTTGACTTTTACCCAAAAAAGTTGTAACTTTGCTACGCTTCTTTAGCTAAGAAAGCTGCGGGGGGCTTGCTAGAGCCCCGCTTGCTAGAATGCAAAGTAGTTGTGGAAGCGGTGCTTTGCGTCTTTTGTATATTTGCACTATGAAGTGCATGAAATATAGCAATGGCGGTGGTGTAGATCGCCCAAAGAGACGTAGTAAAGGCAGTCCTGCTGCTTCTCAAACCTCCGTTAATTTCGCCTCTGGTCCAATACCATCCTCTTGCAAGGGTGATGCAGCTCCAGAATCAGGGGCTGCTGGGGGCGGATCTGGCATAACGGTGAATAGAGGCAGTTCTGGCAATAGCAGAGCTAGTCAGCAGGCAGGTACGCTTAGCTCTAAGAAGCAGCTCGACAATAAAAGGGTTATTTCCGTGAAGGAGATGGCCAGGAAAAAAGAGAAAGAGCAGAAGCAAATGATGAGGGCTATGAAGAGATCTAAAAAGCCCCAGTCCAACCCCAGAACTCTTGGTGTTACTTCTAGCTTCAATTAAGAGCAGATTAGTTTCTTAATTATATTTGCATCATGAAGTGCGTAAAGAAATACAGCAATGGAGGCAAGACTGACAAAAAGGGTCCTGCTCTGACTAAGCCTACTGCGGTTTGGCCATTCTCTACTACAGACGTAAGCCCTGTGACTGGACAGTTGCAATACCCAAAGAATACCCCTGAGCTTCTTGCTGAACTTGAGAGAAGATCTAAAGCAAAAGAAAAGGTAGATAAGTACTGGGCTGAAAAGAAGAAGAGAGAGGAACTCATGAAGAGCGGTAAACCCACTCCTTCTTACTACATGGGTGGGGTAGTTCCATCTACTCATTACCTGAACAAGATGAATTCTAAAAAAACAAACGAAGCTCAACCGACTGAAGACCTGAAATCTAAGTCTAAGATAAAGTTCTGATAGATCTACCATGAGACCTGTAAAGAGAAATTCAGAAGGGGAAAAGGTTCGTCGGAAAGACAGGGGCAAAATGCCCCTAATGGAGGTTGTTGGTGGGTCTGGCGATAGAGATAAAGTACGTCTTGAGCCAGTTGTTCGCGGAGGGAAGCCTCAGTACGTAGAGTCTACAAACCAGCTTCTTCAGAACCTGGAGAATATGGCCTATGCCGACGAGATAAACAAAGGCGTAGACACTAAGATTTCTGCCGAAGAGTCAGCAAAAGCAAGAAAAAAGGCTGAAGAAGAGGCTGCTATACAGGCTAGATACGCAAGGCTAAAGGCGCTTGGGTATGATCCATCTGTTGATTTAAACGCAGAAATACCAGAGTCGCCAAGAGGCTACCTTCACTGGGATCAAATTACTCCTGGCAGGGCTACCCGAGCGCTTACTTATGCTGACGCTATAAACACGTATCCTTCAGCCGCAACACAAGAGGAACTGTTTCAGTTGTTTCAAAGCGATCCAGCTTTAGCAGAGCTGTGGGCTAATAGCGCAGAGAATCAAAGGTTTTACGAAGCTCAGAGAGGAGCGGCCACGAGAAGAGCCACTCAAACTAGGCAAGAGGTTGATCGTCAGTTTACTGGGATGCCTGAGTACAGGATGTCTGGTTACTATCCATGGGATAGCAACCCCAATCTAACCACTGTATTGTTAAGGCCTCCAGATTACGGAGATGAATTTGCAAAAAGGCCAAGTCAAGAATTTTTGAATTCAACTTTAGTTACGGATAAATATGCTCCAGTAGATGTACACACTGGTAAACCAGCCAGAATACAACCATCTGATCCAACGGTAAATAGAATCGCGCCAGCGCAAGAGCACTCAACCATACATGTTTGGAATCCTGTGGATTATAGAGGTGAGGCTAGCAACGATGGTCTAAAATGGCAGCCTGACGTAACGGGCTGGAAGAGTCCGCAATATGTAGACGAACAAGGGAATCTTCATCCAGTTTCTAAACAGCGACCATCCATGCTTACTGATACTAGAGAAGATTATAGACAGTCAAGAGTCGGAAGATTTGATGCATATATGAACTCTTTAATGTATAACAGCCCAGAAGAGTTTAATGACATATACGGACTGTTTCAAGTTGCAAAACAAGAGCTTCCCGAAGGGATGTTTAATGATTTTGTAGCTTCATATATAGACCACGCTATATCTCCAGACGGTCATAGCTTCTCAGACCCTGGTGCCAACAGGTTTATGGCTTCTCAGGTAGGAAATACCCCTACGATGAGTGCCTGGGACAGAATGCCTGGTATAGTACAGGTGCCCGTTGTAAATCCAGATGGGTCAATAGGAAGTACTATCTTAAACGGAATGTCTCTTGGGTCATATATTGATGATGGAATACAGGACAATGAAAGAGGGAGATATTTTACGAGGGAGTTCACTGGTCACCCAACAAATGAAGAAGCATATAAATTCTTTGAAGATTACTACACAAATGTCCAGCCAGACGACAGGCTCTGGTTAACATACCCAGCTTTAGATGTGACAAGACCAAATGACCCGATGGCCATGAGGGATCCTCAATATATAGGGGCAAGACAAATACATAGATACCCAGCAATTCTTTTTAACGAAGAAGGTGGACTTAACGCACCTACTATGCTTCTTAATGCTGGAAATGAGACAGTCGTACAAGACAAAGAAGGAGTCCAAGGAGCTAAAGTAGTAAAAAGAAAAGATCTTTATCAAGCGGTAGCAGATAAATACCGAAACAGAACTTTTCAGACCAACAACGGTACAAGTCGTGTTAAAATTTGGAACGGTCTTTAAACACACAAAAACATAAACCATGAAAAACCCTACTAAAAAAGCAATGAGACTTGCAGACAAAGCCTGGAAGCTCGAAGACAAGTCAGAAAGAGTGGCCAATGCTGGTCAAGGAAACATGAAAAGAGCGTCTAGAATTATGGCTAGATCTCAAAAAGCACTTATGAAGTCACTCAAAAAATGATTATAAAAAAGAAGAGCGGTGTGTATCGTGTCGTCTCTTCTAAAGGAAGAAATTTGGGCGAGTCAAAAACCCTAAAAGAGGCAAAGGACCGCCTTAGACAGGTTGAGTTTTTTAAGTATCTTAGCAGACAGAAAAACAAGAGATAATGTTCAACAAGAATTACAACTACGGCGGGAAGATGATGCGCTTCAACGAGGGTGGAGGCATGGAAGCCATGATGAGAGGCATGCAGCAGCCTCAACCCGCTGCTGGTGACCCTAAAAAACCTGAATTCATGATGACGGGACAGTATGCTTCCCCAGTTATGGTGGAGGGAGACAGAGAGTACGTTATGTATGACACAGGAGTACCTGGTCAGCCACCAATAAAGGTGTATGGCGTGTGGAACGAATACGCCGTAGCTAGAGATGAAGAAGGAAACGACTTGATCGCTGACGAAGACTACCCAATCAGAAAGAACGAAAGCGGAGATTATGAGCTGGATACAGAGTACTATGAGGCTACTGGTCCAGACGTGAATTCCTCTGAAAGAGCTATGGTTGGCAGGGCCATGGGAAAGGGCGCTCCAAATACCCAAATGTTGCTTGATATGCTCTCTAAAAGCCGTGGTCCTGGCATGAGATGAGCAGGGGATACTTCAACCCTTCCATCAAGAGAGTAAACCCAGCTAAAATAGCTTACAATAATTCAATTAAAAATGCAGCTAAGCAAAAATCTATCCCTGAAAGAAGTTGTAAAGTCGATTACAGCGGAAAGACTGGGGATAAAAAACATTCCAAGCAAAGAGGAGATTAACAACCTTATAGATATAGCTCAAAATGTTTTTCAGCCCTTACGAGATCACTTCAATGTACCGATTGCAGTCTCCTCAGGATACAGGTGCAAAAAGCTCAACAAAGCAGTCGGCGGGAGCAAGACGTCAGAGCATATGGAGGGCCGTGCGATCGACCTTGACGCAGATACTTTTGGTGGCGTCACAAACAAAGAGATTTTTGACTACATCAAGAACAACCTCGAATTCAACCAACTGATTTGGGAGTTTGGGGATGACGATAACCCAGCTTGGGTACACGTATCTTACAACAAGCACAGAAACGCTAAGAGAGTCCTGCGTGCTCAGAAGCTCGACGGAGTAACTGTTTACAGATTGATATAATGGCAAAGGCAAAATCAGGGTCTAGGGCAGAAGCAAAAATGGTGCTTAACCCAAAGAAGAACCACGGAAGGCACGCGAAGAGAAAATCTACCAATAAGAACTCTTCAACCTACGATAAGGCATACGGGGGCCAAGGAAGGTGACTCTTTACTCGAATAGGCTATAGAAACGCTGCACAGCTAGCCTTGCCTTCTGAGTGATAGCATACCTAACCCTGTAGTTAAACTTAGTCTCACCTCTGAATAGCTGATCTTCGTACAACTTGGAAGACGTAAGCTTGTCGAAATGCTTATATATATAACCAGAATTCATAAGAGGATATACCAGCCTGTTCGATAAGTTAGACTGGTTCATTTCATAGTCCTCGCTAGCAAATTTTAAAGTAAAAAACTCTAAGTCATAAGCCCACAAAAGGAACTCCAGCTCACTCTGAGATATGTCTGAAGATTCTAGGAACTTAATCCTATTCTGCTTCAGTCTTTTCATGTGATTCTTGCCTATGAAGTATGGCTTCATATGAGAAAAATCTCTGAACATCCTTTTCTTTGTGACTCTGGACTTAGGCATATTGAAGTTATCTTTGACCAAATTTAAGCCATGAATAAGAATCAAGACGAATTTTTCAGAGAGATCAAGAAGCTTGTCTCTAGAATAGAAGCTTTGGTAGATAAGTACGACATGGAAGACAGGTTTATTTGCGCTGCCATGTATGGACTTATAGACGAAGACACAAGGGATGATGACGACGATGTAAGCGTTGGCGCTTCATATCACTTCTCAGTTCAGGACGAAGTTGAACTTCAAGCCGTATCCATAATGATGCAGAAAGCATACTCTGCTATGACTGGAAATGACAAACTTAGAGGTATCTTTAATTCCGACTCAAGCTTGAACTAATGTCTGGTTTTATAAGAAAGATCATAACAGGCAGAGACCCTAAAACAGACGGAATGGCCTATTCTATAGGCATGAAAGTCGGAAAAGGATCTGTGTGCTCTATTGTCTTTCAGGATAACGATTTTGACATGTACGGTGTTTCTAGATACATAGTCTACGTACAGGAGCCCGATGGTCAAGTGGCGTGGAAGTTGATCGAAAACATGCCTTGCATAGTGGAATACGACTTAGATTTTTGACATGAGATCACTCGATTCATTCATCGTTAAAATCCCAAAGCGGTTTAACGACACCATTGAGCTGGCCAACGGCATGAGCCTTTACGTAGACACCAGATTTGACGAGTTTAAGCACAGAGTAAATGAAGCGGAGATCATCAGCGTGCCTTATAGGTTTAGTACTGGCGCTTCTCCTGGCGATACACTATACTTCCACCACCACGTAGTGGTGAATGATGGTCAGCCGATCACTGGAGAGGAGGATACGTATATGGTGAAGTATTCTGAGCAGGCCGTAGAGAACCAGGCCATAGCTTATAGGCCAGCAAATACTAAAGACGTCATCCCAATCGGAGGGTGGACCGTTCTTTCGCCAGTTGCAGACGAAGAAGAGTTGAAGTCCGATATTCTTCAGCTAGTAAAGCTGAAAGAGAAACCCTTTAGCAAGGGGAAGGTGGCCTATAATGTAAGACGTTTGCAAGATTTAGGTGTGAAGGTGGGGGATGTAGTTGGTTTCAACCCTAAATTTGGCTACAAGTTCAAGATAGACGGAGAAGTTTACTTGAGAATCAGGCTAATTGACCTCTTATATGTCGAAAACGATTGAGTTCTCCAACGCAGATGCAGCTAAGCGCCTTATGGACGCTATGTCTCAGGCCATCAACAACATGATAGAGGAGATAAAGAAGCCTGTAGACCCCGAAGCTGGCGGTAGCGCTAGGAAAGCAGAGCTTCAGTCCATAAAACAGACGGCTATAGACTGCAAAGAGCTTATAGTGGAGCGTCAAAGACTACAAGAGTTGGTAAACGAGTTGAATTCAGGAACCCAAATTGAATCAAATAAAGATTATGCAGGAGGATTTGCAGAAAAATTTTCAAAGTGAAGCGTTCTACGGAGTAGAAGCTAGCGTTGTCGTAAATAAAAAGAGAACGTTCGATGAACTTGTTGAACTTGTTGGCGATTGGGCTCATAATAAGGGCCTTTTACTGGAACATAACTCAACTAGACAGATGCTTAAGGTCGTAGAGGAGGTTGGGGAGGTAGCTGGATCTCTAGCCAAGGGTAACAGAGACGACCTCATAGACGCTATAGGCGATAGTTTCGTCACGCTTATCATCCTTGCCAAGCAGATGAGCATAGATCCAGACTATGCCCTCGGCGTTGCATATGATACTATCAAGAACAGGACTGGACGCACGGAAAATGGTGTGTTCATAAAAAATTCTTGACATATCGGCATTTGTCCGTAGATTTGTGGTCTTAACGGAAACCCTCAATATATGCTTGACACTCTTGTAACTGTGGTTGATTCGTTGCCAGTGGCAATGGACACCATTGCGGCTGTTGCAGATACTGCAACGGTTGCTCAAACGGCACCGAACGAAGCGGTCGCTGAGTCTGGATGGTTCACGCCTGGAATCATTCCCGAACTTCTCATCGTCTTGATGGCGGTAGTGAAAATTGTTGTCAACCTAACCCCCACGGAGAGAGACAACAAAGTGTTTGGGTTGGTTGATTCCATGATCAACGCGATCATCCCAGACAGAAAAAAGGCCTAACTGGCCTTGCCCTGTAAGCTCACGGGAGCCCCGACTAATAATCGGACGCGGCAGGTTCGATTCCTGCACAGGGCGCTACACCAATTCAATTAAAATGATTTTTCACCTTTATTTCCATTTGCTGGCTGACCGCATCGGCAACCAGGCTTGGTACCACCTGTACTTCTGATAACCTGCGCCCGTAGCTCAGCTGGATAGAGCAACAGCCTTCTAAGCTGTGGGTCACAGGTTCGAATCCTGTCGGGCGTACAATTCTTTGACTTGCTGGTCTTTATTTCGCGTTCTGCACCTCTACGATTAAATAGGTGCGATTAACTGGGGGCGTAGCTCAGTTGGTTAGAGCAGGATGCTTATATCATCAAGGTCACAGGTTCGAGTCCTGTCGCCCCTACTCTTGACATCACAATCTGTGATAGCAAGAAAACACGTCAGTAGCTCAATTGGTAGAGCATCGGTCTCCAAAACCGAGGGTTGCAGGTTCAAGTCCTGTCTGACGCGCCATGCTTCTGTAGCTCAATTGGTAGAGCAACTGATTTGTACTCAGTAGGTTGAGGGTTCGACTCCTTTCAGAAGCTCTATATAGTCAGGTAGTTCAACTGGTAGAATGGCTGGCTTCATGCCACTGAATGTAGGTTCGACTCCTACCCTGACTGCCAAACTCGGGAGTAAAACGGCGCCAAACTCGGGAATTACTCTTGAGCATAATGCCTGATTGTTGATGCAAATGAAGCAAAAATGCATCATTATAGCTGCAATCAAGACTTAATGAAGTAAAAAACCATCACGGTTATAAATCAAATGAAAGTAAAACTTTTATCCATCACCCCCAATGCTGAAGAACACATTGTCGAGGTTGCGCGTGTTTCTAGCTCTCGCGAGAATAAGAAGGAGGATTACGAATCGCTCATACGGTATCTGATCAAGCACAAGCACTGGTCTCCCTTCGAGCATTCTTACATGACCGTAGAGATAGAGACAAGTAAAGCGATAGCCATACAGCTTCTAAGGCATAGAAGTTTCACTTTTCAGGAGTTTAGCCAGAGATACCAGAACGTAAATGCCGTATCTCAAGGAGGGATATTTGAGCCAGTACAGCTCCGTTGGCAAGCTCAGTCAAATCGGCAGTCATCTACGGATCCTATGAATTCACAGGTCCTTGATAGCAAGGTGGCCATGGTTCTTGCAGCATGTGAGCAGCTGTACAACAACCTGCTGGAGTCTGGGGTGTCAAGAGAAACAGCAAGGTTCGTACTACCTATGGCTACGAAGACCACTCTGCATATGACTGGAAGTATCCGATCTTGGATACATTTCATACAGATAAGAGATGACTCTCACGCGCAAAAAGAGATACAGGACATAGCAAAATGTATAAAGAGTATATTTGCAGATGCTCTGCCTGTGATTTCAGAGTCAATTAAATTTAAATGAGTGCGCTAGTAGAAGTAAAAGACTACAAAGACTTAGGTATAAAGATAGATCCTAATGGAACCCATGGAGAAGTAATAGAGCTCCATGGGCTTCTTGTTGTTATGCCTAAGCAACCGCAGAAGAAAGACATTCTGTTTCACGACCTCCCAAAGAACAAGCAATTTTGGAGGAGGCTTGAGGTCCCTCAGGAGCTTTCTAAGATAAAGACCATGGACGAGTGGCTTGAGAGGCCACAGGAATTCAGGAATAAGTACTCTCCATACATAGAAGAGGAATACAGAAGGAGAAGGGATGGGGTGTGGTTCTACAACAACGGTGTCCCAACGTACATCACTGGCAGGAACTACATGTTTTTGCAGTGGACGAAAATAGATATAGGTTATCCAAACTTCTTACAATTTCAGCGTGAGATCTTTCTTCATCTGGCTGCTTGCGAGGTTGACGACCGCTGCCTTGGCCAGCTTTATACTAAGTGTCGTCGTTCTGGCTACACCAATATATGTTCTTCTGTACTTGTCGACGAAGCTACGCAAGTAAAAGACAAGTTGCTTGGCATACAGTCTAAAACTGGTAAAGACGCTCAGGAGAATATCTTTATGAAGAAGGTGGTCAATATATTTAAGAATTACCCATTCTTCTTCAAGCCAATCCAGGACGGTACAACTAACCCAAGGATGGAGTTGGCCTTTAGAGAGCCGTCTAAGCGCATCACGAAGACAAACAAGACATCCCGCATGGGAGACGCCTTGAACACCATAGTCAACTGGAAGAACACCACCAACAACGCATATGACGGTGAGAAGCTTCACATGCTGTACTTGGATGAGGCTGGAAAATGGGAGAAGCCATCTGACATACGCGAAGCTTGGAG